CAAAATGCTTATGCACTTCGCTTGACACAAGATACAGTTACTCCACCACCTCCACCTCCACCACCGCAGACATCCCAAGTCACGTCTTTCCAGTTGACATCCAGTCTCGGCGGTACTCTCCCATTTACCGTTGGACTCGGTTTCAAGAAGGGCGACCTCACCGGATTTCCGGTTCTTACTGTGCCAACTTCGCAAGTCATTGTTAAAAGTCGCTGGACAGACAACAGCGTGAAACATGCCATCGCATCCGGTCAGGTTGCGTTGACGGCGGGAGTTCCCAGCAACGTCGGTGTTTCTTCGTCTGCGTCGGTGCCATCGGGAACAAACCTGACGGCCGCAGATATTCAGGCAGCGAATCCGGCTGCTTCGGTTCAGCTGGGAAGTATAGGGACGGTGAGTCTTTCCAGTCTGCTTGCCACACCTTTTCGGACATGGATCAGCGGACCAGAGATGGTCGAAGCGCACTACAGACGCGCTGTCGGGAGCGACCCGACGCTGGCAGTGTGGTTTTACGTACGGATGTACAAGGGTGGCCGAGTGTGGGTGCGCACAAACGTCGAAAATGGATACGTTAACACGACAACAGCAAACAAGACCTACACACCGTCCGTACGGATAGGTACAACGACTGTATTCACAAACAACGGTAATACACTTATTCATTATGCGAATACGCGGTGGACCGCCGATGGATGGATTGGCACAGACCCGCAGGTTGTTCCAAGAATAGACACAACGTACCTTATGAACAGCAAACTCGTTCCGAATTACTGGAAACGGAACCCGAGTTCCAGCATCCTAAATAGTTTGAACCAATCCTACACACCAATGACGAACGGCATGCTGACACCGAGTATGGGCAATGGCGGTTATCAGGAACAGATTGGTCTCTTGCCGCTATGGGATGCACTCTACATTTCGTCTGGTGCGGATGCACGTGCGTACAAGTCAGTCTTGGCAAATGCCAGTTCCATGAACAGTTACCCTATTGCATGGCGCAACCCATCCACGCAACTGCCAGCCAAGCCGTCGGATTTCCCGAGCTATGCCATCAATGGCGGTACCTATGACTTGCGTGCCGGTCCGTATACATGGGAAATGAACCATGCACCATCTGAAGGTTACGTTGCCTATCTCGTTACCGGGGACTATTGGTACTACGAAACTATGCTGCTGCACTTGTCCTTGGACTTTCTGGCGCTCAATGATGGAACAGGCTCAGGTGTCAATCGCCTGCTCACGGCTGAGACTCGAGGCACGGCATGGAACTTTCGCAACATGGTGCAGACGCTTGCACTGGCCCCAACTGGCGATGCCGTTGCCGCCGACTATCGAATACTTCTGGCAAACAACGTCAGTCATTGGAAGGCGGTAAAGGATACCTTGGGAGGACAAGGCATCGGATATCTCCATGAATACAATGTTGATCTGTATGCTCCCGGCACAATCGCGCCGTGGCAGCAGCATTTTTTTATTCAATCGGTTGGGATGGGTTCCGATCTCGAACCATTAACGAACATGGTCGTATACAATGAGGTGCGCGACTGGATGTACAGGGGATCGGTTGGAATTCTGGGCGATGCCAACGGATTTTGCTTTACCTATGCTTCTTCGTACAACATCAAGATCAGTAGCGGCGGTAACGATAACCCATCGAGTTGGTATCCTAATTGGAAAGCTGTTTCAAATGCGACTCTTGGTAACAACGTTTCGTGTGGGAATACACTCCTGGGTGATTCTGCAAGTGGAGGTCATCCTACTACAGCCCACGAGGGATATTGGGGCAACCTGATGCCATCTATTGCATATGCAGTGGACCATGGGGCTGTGGGTGCAGCAGCGTCATGGGCACGGTTAACGGGGGCATCAAACTGGTCTACAATAGAGCGTGCCGGATTCGATGATACCCCACTGTGGGGGATAGTACCGCGAACACTACCTCAACCCCCACCACCTCCCCCAACGACAATTGACCTAACTGCACCATCAATAGCGTCTACAGACTATAATACGGCTCATACGGCTATGCTAATCTTAGCTCAACCGTCTTCGGAGGAAGATTTCAGATGATACTCCACCCCGGCAAAAAATCTGTTCTAACCGTTTCTAACATTGTGGATAATAGCGTGCCTCCGAAACCGATAGTACTCACTGATACAGTACCCGTCTACACGGTGGCCCCAGAAGGAAACGTATCACTGTGGCCGTCGGCAGACGGTATGACGTGCGATGTTGTATTTGCTCAAGCTAGTACCGTCAGCAACATAGTGACAGTGAACGTTAGTGGAGTCAAAAAGACCGCAATCTTTCAAACATTGCTAACCCCACCCCCGCCCGTGCCTGTAGTCGGGGACTTTACTTTGACAATAGGCCCAGAGGTTGATGTATGACACTCACAGCAGCTAGTTTGGTCTTGGTTCTTGCCCTACAGGGTATGACAGATTCGAGGGCAATGTCCGTAGCGCGGTCATTGTGGGATCAGGTGGCTATGATCGGACATGCTCGCAATGTATTTGATACATATTGGGTCAAACAAGTCGGGGTTCGTTCGGACGGCTGTAAGACAGACTTTACTTTGTTGGGGAGTGGCCCCAACACATGGGACACAGCATTTGCTGCTGTTCCGATGAATATCGTAAAGGGGCCGTATTCCAGCACAGTAACACTTCGATCCGCAGCTTGGGACGATATCGCTGCAGTGTCACTCCAATTTCGTTTGGACGGCCAGCCATTGGGGACTGAGATCGCAAACCCAGCCCCCGGTCAATTGTTCAATGCCTCAATGATGTGGAACACTGCAACTGTGCCGAATGGTATTCACAGTTTGTGCGCCACAGCACGGGACGCTTCTGGAAACATTGGTCGTGGCAATGCGATTGTTATCGAAATAGACCAAAGTCGTGCATCTATCGCAACGGAAATAGGGCCATCATTTCCGGCAGTGAGATAAAACCACCACAAACGTCGCAGCAGTTGTGATATAGTAGTAGTAATTGATCTAGTCTCCTTTCCGGTGAGTGGCGCTGGCTTTTATTAGTCAGCGCCACTCGCCGTTTTAAAGGGACTTAACCTACTTATGCCCCGAATACCCGCGTGCGCGGTCGCCTATTCGACGATGCTTCGCTTTCGGCTTTACGCCTTTCTTCGGACCCATTTTCGGTTGTTCGGACTTTGGAGCTGAAATCTTTTTAATTGCCATTAATGCATTATGCACATGTGCGTGTCCATGTGCGAAGCTAATCGTGCTTGCAAGAATATATTCGCAGAAATGATTTGCTATTTGACCTCGGGTACACCAGTTATAAGCAATATCTACAGTCCCCACTGTGGAAGGAAATTCGCAAACGCAAACTTACACTCGACCCACTATGCTTTGGCTGCGGCAAAAGAGCCAGACAAGTCCATCACGGCAGTTATCATCAAGATAATCTAACTGGCACCACCCTCAAAGATCTCTTCAGCATCTGTAAACGGTGTCACCATTGGATCGAATTTACAAAGTCCGGCGATAAGCGTCAGCCGAGGGATGCCACAAATGAACTTCGCAGAGTCCGCAAATGGCGTCTCCGAAGCAAGCACTGGAAGGTCGATAACCGCGTCAAAGTGCTGCAGCGTGCTAAAGTCTGGGCCGCTGCACGGTAACAGTGTTCAAATGTGGACTAACACCACCAGTACAAATCAAGCGAAAAGCCCAGAGGTACTTGGTGTACAATAAAAAAGCGGCCCCTGTAAAAATGCCGCACTTGTCAATTTTTGGGGGTGTTTATATCGCGCATCGCGCACACCAACTCCACAAAATAAACAAAATTAGAGAGATTTCTCTCGAATACTCGCGCGGTGAACACATACCTGCAGAACGCCCAAGCGCACAACTTCCATCTCGTCTGCCGCACGAGAACCGTACGACAATTGACTTTCTCGGCACAGAGTTAGCAAACTCCGGCACAAATTACAAAAGACTTAGACTGAAATTGCTGGGGATGACCTACCATGAATATATACAAAGTACGCACTGGAGGAAATTTCGCAAACGGTATATCAAGGGCCTAAAATCAAATCAGTGCGAAGTGTATAACTGCCGCAATCGCGCCGTCTTACTACACCACCGCACATATACTCGTCTCGGCGAAGAACACAGAGACGATGTCTTTTTTATATGCAACTCGTGCCACGATCAAGTTCACGAATACATTCGACGCAAACGCAGACACAATAAAAAACAACAAAACCGGCACGATGCATTGGGAGAACCTGAAAAGTTCACTCGCTTACCCCGGTCAGGGCATCGCCAGAAGATGTACCTACCTTGGGGCGGCTTGTTTGATTGTCGCTTCAAAGCCGATACCAAATCGAAAGCGCAGGGCAGTAATGCCCAGAGCACACGGTAAAATACCCGCCGTGGACTTCTTTGACGAGTCGGAAAGGGGACTGTCCAGCCTTTTTTTTAGGTTGGTTTGATGCCGGGCAACGAGTAGGTGATTGAACAGAGATTCATCAAGAATCTTTCCTACAAACGCGGGCCGCGCCCCGGTCGTATTCTGAAAATACAGAGTGCGTACATAATCAGTCATCCCAGTATAAAGACAGGCTTAAATAAGCTTACGTGGGAAGTAACGTCATAGAGTCGAAATGCTTATGTATAGAGCGAGACGCAAGAGGATCCATACCATCTTCTATAGGATTTCAGAAGGGGATGCCCGCGGTGTGCAGCGTAGGTGTGTCTGCCTAACACAGGAATGCCCGTGGTGTGCTGCCTGAGTTCTGTTTAGTGCTGTAACGACTATAAGGGTCTCGCTAACGCTCAACCCTTATAGTCTATCGGCGGTGTTATTGTGTTATGACCGTGTGTTAGGACCGTGCTAGATGACAATTCGTCCCTTCAGATGAGCGTCATCGGCGTATGCACGGAGTGTCCTGCCATTTTTTTGTGTTGAACGCACCTACACACCTGCCAAGTGTAAAAAAGTGACTACATCTCCGAGACTCCTGTCACCGATGTAAACTACATTTATTATGCCTGTACCTCACCCGATGCCGGATGAAGACAAGGACGAGTTTGTATCCAGGTGTATGGGGTCCGATGGTATGATGGCGGAATTTCCAGACAAGTCCCAGCGCGCGGCTGTATGTCTTGGCGCATGGCGGAAAAAGAAGAAGTCTGCGTCGAATGCGAACTCTAATCTCCGCAGAACCCAGCTCGCCACACTAGAAATCCAAAAAGACCTTATTCGGAGCGAGAAATTAGACGGGCGTACCTTCACCGTAGCCCCATGCGTTCCTATACGCGAGGGTGTCCACAATAACGAATTCATAAGTTTCGATGAGATAAGTATCTTCCCAGAAGCATGGGACGGCCGACCACTGCCTATTGACCATCCCACAGACGACGACGGCAAAGCCATCACAGCCAACAGTCCGAAGGTTATGGAATCCTCAGTTGTTGGATTCCTCTTTAATGTTGTAGAGCGGGAAGATATCCGAGGCATTTCCGGGGAAATCTGGGTAGATGTGGAAAAAGCCGGTACAGTGCCTGGCGGCGCAGAAGTACTACGAAAGTTGAATGCTGGTGAGCAGTTGGAAGTATCGACAGCTTACTACACTTTTGTAGACAAAGTCCCGGGCGAGTGGAAGAACTCTGATGGCACGATTGAGAAGTTCAATGGTAGCCAGACGGGCGTACGCCCCGATCATTTAGCGCTGCTTCCATTCAATACAGGTGCATGCAATTGGGCGGATGGCTGCGGAGCCCCACGCAATAATGTCGCAAAACCTAATGACCAGACCATAAAATCTGTTGAGGATATTATGCCAGATAAACAGTTTCAAGTAAATGGTAAGCAACTCGGTAAAGTATTGGCCGGTGTACTGGCTGCGCATGCAGACGGTGACGGGTCTGCTACTTCTATGATTAATAGGCTTGCAATAGCCGCAAACATTGAGCCTGCGAAGGTTCAAGCTCTCGTGAATGGTGAGCTGGATTTTGCCCCACGGTCGTGGCTGAATATCTTTTCAGTCATATTGGACATTGATTCGTGGGACATTTTCATGGCTGCGTCAAGCGATAACGCCGATGCACGTCACAAAGAAAATGTCAAGGAAAATATTTCAAGTGACGTGTCCATAGCAGATAATGGAAAACAGAAGCTTGCAACCGAGGTTGGTGTGGACACCGAGAAGAAAGCCTGTACGCCTTGTGCCGAACGTGATGCATCGGAGAAGTCTCTGGCGGCCAAAGTTCAAGAAGTGGTTACGAACAGTATTACGAATACCATCAAGTCTCTCGGACTGCGATGGAACAGTGGAGAACAAATCCTAATGGACAAGAAACAGAGAGTCGATGCATTGATTGCATCCGACAAGACTCGGTTTGCTGAAAATCACCGAGAGTGGCTGATGGCCATGAACGATGAACAGCTAGCACTTTTTGAGCCAGAGGCTGAAAAGGAAACAAAGTCTGAAGTTCAGGCTGATGTCACTGTGCAAGTGGCTGCGACTGAAAAGATTGTGGCACCGGAACCGGTTGCCATGACAAAAGAACAGATGTTTCAGACAATGGGCTTGAGTGAGGAAGATGTCAAAATAATCAAAGCTGCGGCCGACCAGAAGAAACAGGCTCGCAATGACAAGATTGCTGCAATAGTCGCTGCATCCGGGTGCCCGTACGAGAAAGCCGAACTGGAAGCATTCAGTGACGCTATGCTCGAAAAGACACTAAACATGCTTCAGCCAGATGGTACTCCGTTCCGTGCTGCTGCGTGTGCTACACGTACCGACCCGAAGAATGCCGTTCCAGCACCGCCCGCTATTCTACTGGCAAAGCCGGAACCGGTCGTGACATTACTCGAACGCAGGGGGCGCAAGTAAATAGATGCCTAACACAATTATTCTACGTGGTGACAATTACACATACCGCGAAGACAACTCACAAGCAGCAATCACGCCTGGAATGTTGCTGGAATTCAATGCCAATGACAAGCTCCAGAAGCACTCTACGTCCGGTGGTGATGCTGCCGCAATGTTTGCTCTTGAGGAAGATTACGTAGGTAATCCAGTTACGGAAGCGTTCACGGCTGGTGATCGCGTGCCTTATGCAGACTGCGGCAAGGGTACAATCGTCTGGGCTCACCTTGCTTCTGGACAGAATGTCGCTCGTGGCGATTTTCTGATGTCTGATGGGGCTGGATTTCTTACAGCCAAGACGAGCACAAATTTTGTCGTAGCACAGGCCGATGAAGATGCCGACGCAAGTACGGGTGTCGCAGCGGCGGGGTCTCTACGCTTCAGAGCGAGGGTGGTGTAAATTAAATGGAAACGAACACAGCACTTATTAATCATGCACGCGATTTCATCAGTGCAGGTGGAAGTCCAGCAAAAGCACTGCTTCGTGCCAATGGCGACACACAAGCCCTGCGTACCAACGACGTGCTGCGCAAGGACGAGTGGGAACTGCTGGACGAGACGTTGGTTGGCATTGCCCGTCAGCGGCTTATCGGCATCAATGACCTGCGCAATCGCGGTTTGGTCGAAAATACGGGGGGACTTGGTGTTCTACTGAGCCAATATGAGCAGCTCGGTGATATGTCCGCTGCTGATGTGGACTTTGCAGGTGTTACCGATGGAGAAAAGGACAGCGTAACGTTTACTCTGGTAAGCGTGCCAGTCCCTATCATCCACAAGGACTTCAGCATCAATATCCGTAGGTTGCTTGCATCACGCGGCTCTCAGAGTCACGGGTCGCCAATTGACCGTACTCAAGTTGAAGTAGCTGGCCAGAAGGTTGCCGAACAGATGGAAGAAATTCTATTTAATGGCTTCTCTGGCGGGTCTCTTGACGGTAATGCGCTGTTGGGGTATACCAACGCGCCAGATGTGAATACCGAAGCGGGTTCAGATTGGGGCACTGCGACCAACGTTCAAATTGATGTTATTGATGCGATTGATGAACTGGAAGCGGACAGCTTCTTCGGGCCGTGGGTCATGTATGTGGCAACGACACAGTTCGGTCAACTTAGAACTTTTTTCACTGATGGTTCTGGTGACCAAGTCTTCGACCGTCTTGCACGTATCCAGGGTCTGGAAGATGTGCGGCCTGGGGACAGACTGAGTGCTGGTAATGCAGTCCTTGTCAGTATGCGCCGCGATGTGGTTGATCTTGCAATCGGGCAAGAACTGACGGTTGTGGAGTGGGAGACCAAAGGTGGACTCATGATGCATTTCAAGGTCATGACTGCTATGGCCGCTCGCGTGAAAAGCACTAGTGACGATAAGTCTGGTATTTGTACCATAACCGGTATATAAGCTAATAGACTGATATAGCAAAACTTAGGGTGGTCTGTCCGTCGGACAGACCACCCTTTTCTATTTTCCGGCCTTTAAAGTCACAACCTGTGTTATGCTGTTTTTACCGTGAAAAGATTAGATTTGTGCGGCAGGAAGTTCGGTAAATTGATGGTTGCACGTGCTGGACCTATTTTACGTGCTGCTAAATCGCGACTAACGGCCACAACGTGGGAGTGTTTGTGTGAGTGCGGCAACACTATCAATGTCCGAACAAACAATCTCCAACGCGGGATTGCGAAAAGCTGCGGATGTTTGAAGCTACCGACCTTGACTGGTATGCGGTTTGGTCGTCTAGTCGTGACCAGCAGCGTGATACGGCGTAAAATGGGCAATGGGCGGTGGCAGTGTTATTGGGACTGTCTGTGTGACTGCGGTACTGTGAAGCGTGTACAGTCCGGTAATCTGAGAAAGGGTTCAACTAAGAGTTGCGGTTGTCTGCGCCGTGAAATGCTACCATCGACCAAGTATCTGCCTGGGCATTCTTTTGTTCTGAAGGACTACAAACGTAGTGCGAGTGTACGAAACTTAGTGTGGGGTCTGGCAGATGAACATGCGAAAAGTCTGTTTAATGGTGATTGCTATTACTGCGGTAGACCACCAACAAGGATTACAACTCCCCCGGATAGGGCGGTAGCAGTTGATTATGCCTACAACGGTATCGACCGCATTGACAGCACGCGAGGCTACCTGCCGGATAACGTAGTTACAGCCTGCACACGCTGTAACTACGCAAAACGCAACTATTCCCGAAGTGAGTTTCTGGAGATGGTACAGCTGATTTACCGGAAGCACTTTATCACTAAAAGCGTCTAATTTACTTTCCTTTTTTTCTGTTTTCAGTGCCGTGTCTGTGGTATATGTACTATTGCTATGACACATACCTTCGATCTGTATTTAAGTCTAGAACGTATCATGATGGACCTGGACGATGAGCAGTCCGAAGACGCACACACACTTGCGGATAAACTGCGCGACTTGATGGACCCACTTTGGGTTGCCATGTCTCCCGAAGAGCACGCAGTTCTTGATGCCCGCAAGCCGTAATTATCTGCCAACCTCTCTACTCCCCGCTGTTCTTTTGGCTACAGACAGCCGGTACGAACCTACACTCCGTCACGAAAATACCGTCTGGATGTCCGGTTTTTTCCCATTCGTAATATACGGCTCTTGTGGCGTATGATGCATCCAGTTCGAGCACGAGCACCGGAATTTTAGATACCAGTACAGCTTTAGACGATGTGTGCTGTGATACTGCAATGATTTTTGGTGCCATTCAGAGTGTATCGACCAGTGCAATCGCTTTGTCGAATTTCAGTTCGATGGCACTGTATTTCCTGAGCCTAGTGTCGTTGTAATCGATGATTGTATCTTCCGGGTCAACATTGTCCAGAATGTCGGCCCATATTCTTGCGTCAGACTTGTCTGGACTGTCCCATGGGTCGATATCTGGAATAAGCACATACCTCTTCGAATCGATTACATGTGCAAGTAGATGTGTTGCCATAGCCTCTCCAGGGCCGTTGGCTTCACGGAGTGCGCCAATCATGCAGTAGTTGACGCCCTGGTCTGTTTTCTCGCTTTCCTTATTTTGTACCCAATTCGCTCCACCATTCAGGAGTTTCTTGGCCTTGACGAGCGTTGTCTTTGCGGACTTGCGCAGTTTCGCGCTTAATTTTGGCGCAGTGTTCTTTTTCTTCGTTGCCATGCTATATGCCTATCCTTTCTAAAATAGTTTGGTGTAGTTGTCAAGTTTAACAACACACCATCCGATGAAGCAACCCATACCGATTGCACAGACAAACAATACCCACTCTGGGAGAGTAGAGCGTGCTGCTACGTATCGGCCTGCCACGAAGCCGATGACTAGGGCTATGTAAGCTCTTAATGACATGTCACATGGTATACTTACCTGGAATGCATTGTCAATAAAAATCTTGGGGGGTTTTGAGTGTCAAACAATTTCACTTCGTCGGCAGCGGTCCCGACCCATACCTTATACACACTTACACGCGGAAAGGTCAAGCGGAAAGACCCAGCACAGCCTGTAAAAGATGCAAACGGGAACATCACGGACTATATCAAGGTGCGATACAGTTCACCCTATACATTTGTACCGTCACCTGGCGAATATAAGATGAATAAATACAGACTGACTCCAGCCGGTACAGTCTCGGACGATTCCCCAGAAGTGTTTGCTGCTAGAATTAATACGAACCCAGCGGACTTGGTGGGTATTACGGCACAAGCTGCCGCAAAAGGAAAGGTCATTGAGGTGTCACCGACACAGAATATTACCATGGTAAACGTGGAGACTGCCATAGAGTTGATTGCTGCCGTGACGGACACAAAGCAATTAGATACTTTCTTTGTGCAGGAATCCGGCAATAAACCGCGTGTACGTAAGCGCGTACTAGTTGCCGTAGAAGTTCGCCGCAAAGAACTGGATGATATTGCGGCAACACAAACGGTAACGGGTACCGGTGATTGAACTGACATGGACCCACAATAGGTGTGTGTGTGGGGGTGATAGCAAATGGCCAGGGTGACCGTAGATGAGGTCCGGGAAATTTTTGATACTTCCATGGAATTTGATCAAATTACCGCATTTATAACAGCGGCAAATCTCCTGGTAACTCAGGTTTGTACGAGCACGACACTGCCAACTGGGTTACTGAAAGAGATTGAGCGCTATGTTGCGGCACATTTCTGCTGGCTTCGAGACCCGCATGAACTACGTTCGAAGCTAGGTGATTTCGAAATGTGGGCCTTTCCTGCCGCGGTAACAACTTCATGGGGTAAGGGGTTGAATCTAACACCGTATGGTCAGACAGCTGTTGCACTTGACACATCCGGTGCATTGGCTAATCTTGCAATGAAGCAAGCGTCGTTTAGGGCGGCACCGCGAGAGAACAGCGGCCGGTACACAGAAGGCTTGACTGACTAATGCCGTCAACAGGGAGTCTCTCTCGCGCACTGACGTCTACTGCCACGTACTGGGCTCCCAGTTCTACGGACCAGTATGGCGATACGACATTTGCAGCGCCGCTTGAATTGTCTGCCGTTAACGGTACAGGTGTCAGGTGGGAAGAAGCTTCAGAGCGCTTCGTGAATGTCAATGAACGCGGAGACCAGGAACAGGGGCGGGCAAAAGTGTGGACGCTGCATGCTGTCGTCAAGGGAGGCTACCTGTACCTAGGTTCCAGTTCCGCAACGAACCCAGAAACAGTAAGTGGTGCCGACCAGATTCGACGCGTTGAATTTGTCAGTGATTTACATGATTCTGTGAGATTGTATAAAGCATTTTTATAGCATGAAAATACGAGTCACAAATCCAGACTTGCCGTGGGCTCTGTCAAAATTATCACTATTAGTAACACAAGTACCGATTCGTCTGAAGACTTCTACCAAGAGACTTGCAGAACAAATCTTGAAAGATTCCGACAGTATTCCTCCAATGGTGCCTGTTGATACATCCGATTTGCAGAGCACAGGGCGTGTTGAACCGACGCCACAGGGGCATACTGTCGTTTATGGCGGCAAGGCTGGTGCAGCGACAGGAGCGTTTGTGTATTATGCAGATGCCGTGCATGATGATTTGAGCCCACGCAAGTACAAACGCAAAGGGTCAGGACCAAAGTTTGTGGAAACTCATGGATTGCGGCGTAGTCCTGAAGGCGTACTGTTGATGCAGGCCACATTGAAGGAATTAGCGTTGGGGTTGTTTAAAAAGTAATGGCAGCGCCAGACCTAGCAGATGATATCCGTGACTATCTCGTGACAACGTTCGGTCTATCCAACGTCAGTGTCAATGTGCTGCAGCCATCTCCAATCAATCAATATGCTGTTGTGGAGTATGCTGGGCCACAGAACATAAAAACGCACGCTGGTGCGAGTCCTGTAGCTGCCGTGCTCGATGAGGGCATGATACAAATCATGGCAAGACATACGTCTGCTAACACAGCTCGTGCGAATATTCTTGCTGTCATTGACGAATTGGACGGCAGGTGCGATACAACCATAGGTTCTGTCGTTTATACTTACATGGAATGCATTAGTCGCCCTCGTGTTATTGACCGTGAGGAATCTGGCAGCACGACGTTTATTGCGGAATTCAAAGTACAATCACGGCGGTAAATCCATGCAACAGACCGACTTTCTGGCGCATACCATAGAAGCACTCCGTTCTCAAATGCGCGCACTAGACCATTCCCTGGCAATGCTCCAGGGGTATCTGCGCACTGAAAAAGTACCGGATCAGCACACTGGAAGTGCAGAACCGGCGTGCCCGAAGTGCGGTACCATCTTTACGCACGAAAACGACGCCACAACTATGGGAAGTGCACATACGATCTATGTCTGCCCGAAGTGCAATTACCAGGGAGAGTCTCTCTAGATTGAGCACCGTGCTGGCATCCTGTTTAGCAGACCATCTTCGTACTGTGACGCAAGAAATACAGCAAGTAAGTGTCACGAATACCTATAAGCCATTACTGGACGCAACCTGCCAGATGCTTGTGTCTGTTGCAGACGCATGCGATGTTTATTTTATAGATGTTGACAATAAGGTACTGAATGACACACTTCTACTTACCGTAATGGATTTCACACAACGGTGGGAGCTGTGGATAGCAACCCAAAGGTTCTCGCCGGAAAAGACCCTCCACGAGTTTCTTCTACGGTTCTCCAAGGGTGCTATCAAGTCTTGGCGTATATACCGAATTGACTCACACAAGTAATACTCACACAATCGTATGATGAAGAAACTGGATCTTACTGGAAAACGGTTCGGGGAATTGACTGTCGTTCGTCTTATGCCAGAGAGAAGTTACCGTTCGTGCGTATGGGAATGCAGATGCGACTGCGGCCGGTTATCGTACCCGCTGACTGGCAGTCTTCAAAAGGGCGCGTCCAGAAGTTGCGGTTGCCGTGCGCGGGAAGCGATTGAAAACCGTATCAGGCATACTGTGCAGACATCGGACGGGGATGTTAAATATTGCGTGACATGCAAACAGAATCGCCCGATTGCGGATTTTGGTAAGGATTCCAGAGCTGTGTGTGGCTTGCGGTGCTCTTGCAGGGACTGCCGTATCATCGAATCACGACAGAGGTACGAGACTAGAGATAAGAAATCGTGGACTCGGCGGGCGCGCGAATCAAAACTGAAAAGAGTTTATGGTATTACTGGCTCGGTGTATGCTGACCTGTACACGAGACAGGGCGGTCTCTGTGCAGTTTGTCGCCAAGGCTGCCAGCCTCGAAGTCATTTCGATATTGACCACTCCCATGCTACCGGCAAGGTGCGCGGACTGCTGTGTCGCCGCTGCAACAATTCTATTGGGTTGTTTCACGAGAACCCAGTTGCAGTTCTCGCAGCAGTGCATTATTTGACAGATGGAGGCAGCTATTCAAGAATCCGTGCATCAAAACTAGAGCCTTTTGTGTGCAAACGTGTTTGTGAGATTTGTAGCAAAGCAGACAGCCATGGTACTGCTCTGGCGCTTGACCACGATCATACGACGGAGATGGTTCGCGGGCGTCTCTGTAGGAAATGTAATATGGCCATTGGGCTGATGCAAGACAACAGAACTACCCTAGCGTCAATGGCTGCATATCTCGCCAAGTAATTTCCCCACCGTTACAAGTAAAATTCTCTTGACTATGCCGTAGAATTGTGTCTTGGAACAGGCACGCTTCTACAGAGGCCTCCCTGTATAAGAACCTAGAAAAGATATAGTAGTGGGGGTAAGTACTTTATAATGAGTATTTTCGGCGTCTGGAGAAATGGTTTCCTTCAGGTTGATGGTGTGCAACTACATGACCACGCACGTGAAATTTCCGTGGAGACATCTGTCACGGAAATTCCATCGAGTGTTCATGGTGACAGTGTTGCACGTGTCGTGCCTGGTCTGGAAGACTGGACAATCAGTGTGACGTTCCTGCAGGACTTTGCGGCTGGTGAGGTTGATGCGACATTGCAACCACTGAGTCTGGTCACACAGTCTGTAACAGGGTTCCCAATTATTGTCGGTGCGGATTCGGTTGCGGCAGTGTCTGCAACGAACCCACGATACAGTGGAAATGCGATTCTTGCAAGCTATAGCCCGATGCACGGTCCGCATGGGTCAAACTTGGAAGCAACTGCAACATTCCGGTGTACGGCAGCACTGACACGCACTACAGCCTAAAAGGATAAGGTGGCCTATGTGAGCCGTGTCGTGCCGACCCGGCGAGGTAAAACCGCTTGGGGTATTTCGGTGTTTGGCGCAATGCGCATTTTACCGTCAATGGTGTCAACTTATCGGATCATGTTCGGGAAGTTTCGCTAGAGACATCTATATCGGAACTTCCCGACAATATTTTAGGCAGTGAGACTGAAATTGTTCGTGCTGGTCTAGAAAGCTGGACTGTTAATGCGACTTTCTTACAGGACTTTGCGGCATCAAAGATCGATGCAACTTTGTCGGCACTTAACAGTGCAACTCAGGCTAGTTTCCAATTGATTCTATATGCAAATGCGGGTGCTGCCGTATCTGCGACAAATCCAAGATACAGCGGTTCGGCAATATTGACGAGTTACAGGCCGATGGGAGGCCCGCACGGGTCAAATCTGGAGGCAACGGCCACATTCCGTAGTGCCAGCGATTTAGCTCGTACCACAAGTTAGATACCTACAGCAAGGTATAATAAAACAACACGCCGTCTTTTAAAGACGGCCTCTTGGAGCATAATAAATGACCGATAGTAGACCCGCATCAATCCACATTCAATCCGCTATTGCATTCCGCAATACCAAACCAGTTTGGGCGTTTAATGAAACCACAGCCTTTCCAGTTGAAATCTCATTAGGGCACAAAACGCCAACAGTCTATGTATATTTGACGCCGTATGAGCCGGATGAACTGAAAGCTATTCTGCGCAAGGCAACTGCTGGTTACAGGCGCGAGAAGCGTGATATTGAATTAGTCAAGCAAGAAACTAGCATTTATGTCCCGTTGCTGGACGCACATTTTGTCAAACTGGGCAATGCAACTGGTACGCCGGATGAACAGAAAGCGTGGCTGGATAAGTATCCAGAATTCAAACCAAGTATCGTGGAATACACGTTCGGTGGCGTGAAGATGGACCCGCCGAAGACAGATGAAGAGACTGACGACATACTTGATATTTCGTTGGAATTGTCCGGGTCTGTGCATGTGTATCAAGATATCTACGATCCAGTGACAGATGCTGTGGTCCGTGTTGATATGTACCACAACCATAGCCACCCCACGGAAGCACAGTACCGCGAATACCGCAGTGCACGGCGCTCGAAGTTTATACGCAGGACTACACTGTGGACTATCAGCGAACAGCACGGGACTCTTGAGAAGCTTTATGATTCAGTTATAAAGTCCGTTGCTGGGGCAGGGTATAGCAAAGATGGTACTGTCTTTGATTGTGCGGAACGTGATAAGTCCGAATGGCTGCCGGTTGTCCCTCTGTGGCACAAACTGTGGATTGTAGATCAGATATTCGGGGAGCTAGTTGAAAAAAACGGCTAGTCGCGGAGAGTACTGTTGAGGCTCTTCGCGCGTGGAATGATGCAACTGGTATAGAAAAGTGCCCACGGGAAGACTCGTTTGTTGATCTTTATCCGCACATCGGTGACAAAGACGCTCAGGACAAAATTCGTGCAGACAAGCCGAATGATCACCACTGTCCATGGTTGATGCGGTCCTCTGATGCGTGTGATGCGATACCAGACGGAATAGATGGCATAGAAGCGGGTAGTGCCTGTCCACACAACGTCTATATACAGAAGGCATCTGTGTTTGCCAACCGTGATGGTGTCATGGAAACCGTGGACCGTTTATTTCGATTAGTCAACGCTGCGGATGTCGGCATTCTGATAGAGTCGGAGTTAGATTCCTTGACGACTACGGAACTGATAGTAGCTAAAGGTGAATTGAACAGGCAAGAATCTGAGAAGAGTAAGAAAGAATACGAAATAGCCCAAGCGGAATCTGAGAAGAACCGCAGGAGTAGTTAAGTTTGGCAAATGTCCGGTTCGTACTCGAAGTTGACGCAGCGGGGGGCCTTGTAGGTATCAAGAGCTTTCAATCGGCTCTCGCCGGTGTCGGTACTACAGCAACGGCATCATCGAACCAAGCAACAACTGCTTTCGACCGTATGGAGAAAATACTGGGCAAGGCTAGAAGTGCGGTTATCGGTATGCTGTCGGCCTTTGTGGTTGTAAATGCCATTCGCGCACTTCGGGAGTTGATAGACGCAGGCATCGCCTTCGAGGCGTCGTTTGCCGGTATCCGAAAGACGGTAGAGGGGTCCGTCATAGAATTTGGTCGGTTGCAGGAACAGATGCGTCAACTTGCCAAAGAAGTGCCAATCAACGTTAACGAATTGAACAAAATAGGTGAGATAGCGGGGCAGTTGGGGGTACCGACGCAAAAGATTGCCGAGTTCACGGAAGTAATTGCGAAAATAGGGTTAGCTACCACACTTAGTACCGAAGAGGCTGCGACTGGGTTTGCTAGGTTTGCAGCAATTATGGATATCCCCATTGACCGTATAAAGACATTCGCATCTGTTGTTGTCCGGCTCGGCAATGAGTTTCCAGCTACGGAGCAGGAGATTCTCTCGTTCTCGTTGAATATTGCTGCTGCCGGTAAGCAGGTAGGGTTGTCGGAGGATAAGATTGCGGCTCTGGCTACCGCACTTGCATCGACCGGACTACGCGCAGAAAAAGCTGGGTCTGCCATGTCACGCATTTTGATTGAGATGGCAAAAAGTGTAGATACTGGCGGGGAACGGCTGAACAAGTTCGCGGAAATAGCTGGCACGAGTGCGGAGAAGTTCTCAAAAGCATTCCGTGAAGATGCATCAAAAGCACTTATTGCCTTTTTGGGTGGCCTGAAAGCCATACCGCCAGAAGGGGAGAGTACATTCAAGGTACTTGAGAAGCTGGGGCTGGCAGAAATACGTGTGCGCGATGTGACCCTGCGTGCATCTGAAGCTGTTGGGTTCTTTGAGCGTGCGCTGGTATCGGCCAAGGATGAAATGGGTAAGGCTGGGCGTGCATTAGACACCGAAGTTGCAAAGCGCATGCAAACTACGGCAGCTCAACTGGATTTACTGGTGGCGCGCTTGAGAGATTTAGCAATAACGGCGTCTCTCGAAGTTGCACCGGCATTACTCTCCACAGCCAGCAAAATCGTCAATTTTGTGGAGGCTACAGCCAGACTTACCAAAGAAAATCAAGCTCTCATATTTGCTGTTATTGGCGTTGGGGCGGCTTTTGGCAGCTTGGCTTTCCTCAAGTGGATTGCTGGATTTGCAGCTGTTAAGCTTGTCGTAGTAAATCTGGTGGTCGCCTTCACAAGTTTACTTGGATTTATTGCTTCGGCGGAAATTGCATTCGGTGCTCTAGTTGCTGCACTCCCGACTGTGGCTATACTCGGGACCGTTGCAGCCATATTTTCCCTACAAAAGGCTTGGGACGATGAGGCGGTTGCTGTGGAGAACGCTGCGCAAGCCGAGGCAGAATTTGGGCGCGTACTAGCCAAGGAGCAAAAAGCTTTGCGCGAAGCCGGGTTCTCAATGTCACAAATCCGGGAACGTGGTGTTGCGTCATTGCGCGAGGAATTAGACACGCGTCTTTGGTTCGAGGCAGCCCAGCAGAAAATTCTGGACCGTCAGCGTGCGTCGCAAGAGCAGGCCACCGAGGAATACACCAAACAAGTCAAGAAGATGACTGATTCTGTTACAGATGCTGCCCGAAATGCCGGTCCTCTGAGCGGTGCACTATCGCAGTTAGCACGGAATGGCACGCCAGCAACGCTGGTGTTTGAGGCTCTTGGAAAATCTATAGACGAAACAGTACGGCAACTAAAAGCGATGGGCAAAGAAATTCCTAAGAATATCGCACAGATGGCGGAGTTGCAAGGATTACTGAAACTTGGCATGATGAAGCCGGGCGAGAATATCGAAGATCGAGATACGCGGGATATTTTTCGTACTCCAGACTGGCTGCGTACGAGCCCAGTGCTTGGTCCTGCGCCAGATATTATCGGTAGCATGGCGTCTGACATGGAAATGTTAGAACAGACATTGAAAGGCCTGGAAACGCTCCGTACAGGTGATGCGCTAAAAGTGAACATCGATATTACCATATCCGATGCCGCGAAGAAGAGAGCTGACGATACTTTCAAAGATTTGGCCAAGGCTGCGGGGCAAGTGTTTGATGCAATGATTGAGAAAGGTTTCTCGGGTGTAGGTGATGTGTTCAAGGGCATTGCTTTGACAGCTGCACGTGACATGTTCTCTGTCTTTGTCGCAGACCTGTTAACTCCATTAAAAGAAAAGTGGACGACACTATTAAGAGATCATATCGCGCCAGTTATAAAGAACATAACCAAGAGCATTGGAGACAGTATCAAATCTCTTGGCAGTGCTAGGGGGATGGCCTTTATGGGTGGCGGCGCTGCTATCGGCGGTGCAGCCGGTGGTGTTCGCGGGTCCATTGTAGGTGCTGCGGGTGGTGCAGCACTATCTTTACTGACAGCCGCTGGTCCCACTAACTGGGTTGGGGTTGCGATTGCTGGTGTAGCTGCTGTCGGCGCAGCACTCACTGGACTATTCGGAAAACTCCGTAAGCAGGCGGACAAGTTCGTGCAAGAAATACAGAACCCGATGACCGCAGCCGTAACAGACCTGTTCAATTCCCTGACTGCTGCAAAAGACGCTGGGACATTGACGGTAGCACAGGTACAGCAAGCCAAGGGTGCCTTCGAGGATATGTGGACAACGTTCCAAGCACAAGCGGCATCGGCAGGTATCGTCGGACAGCAGGCTATGTCTACGATGACACCATTCGTTGCGTCGTGGCGGGAATGGCTGGATTCCTTGGAAGATGCAGGTGCTGAACTTGAACGTCAGGCGGCTATTAAAGAGATTACATCGCGTGTCACAGATGCCGCGGCTGGGTTCGAAGCCATGGAAGGTGCCCTGGCAGAGCTAGTGGACTCTGGTATGGACTGGGGTCCGATTGTCGAGTTTATAGGTAATGATATCAAGACACTAGCAGAACGTATGAAAGTGCTTGGTATGGAAATACCGCCATACATGCAGGCTTTGCTGGACCAGATGGACGCCAATGACGGTGCCAGAAAAGCTGCAGAAGCGGCAGCAGAAGCCATTCGTGCGCACACTGAAGCCGTGGAAGAAATGGTCGGCCGTGTTGCTAATGCTGCAGGTGGCTGGACCGTCATGGAAGAAGCTCTTATCGAGCTGCAAGAGCGTGGTGTGCCCGCATCGCAAATAATCAAATTCCTGGGCGATGATATCGTCAAGATGGGCGATACCATGAAAGCAGTGGGACTTGAAATCCCTGGTGCGATACAGGCTTTCTACAACTTAGCAAAGGCTATAGAGCGCATAGGGGAAGTCAATAAAGAACTCAAGGAGGTTGGTGATGCACTAGAGAAAGAAATTATCAAGAAATTTGACTACTTGACCAGTGCACTTGAGAAAAGCCGAAAGAATATTGAGGGTTGGACCAAAGAGCTTACCGGAGTGACAGAAGACATTGACGAGCACACCAAGAAATTGGCGGATGCGAAGTTTTGGCAGGGTGAGTACGATAAGGCTATTAAAGACACTGCTGACAATCTGAAATCTCTTGCCGAGAAGCGTAAATCTATTGAAGACCGTATTCAAGACCTGACTTTGCAGGTTGAGCGGGACAGACTGCGCGCCATTGTCGAGACATCTAAAGATGAGAAAGCCGTCAAAGACGCGGAAATGGCACTGGATGCCATGGACAGGACCGCCAAAGAGAAAGAAATAAGTGACCGTATATCTGAATTGTCATCACTGCGCAATGAACTGGAAGAAACAATAAGACAGCAAGCCGAGGCGCGTATTGCACACGAGACCGCATCAGATGCGGCCTTAAAAGCCATTGAAGACTCTAAAGAAGAGACACGGCAGAAACTGGCAGCCAGTACTGCGCAAAAGACTGCACTGCAACAGAGTATATCTCTTGAGAATGCTAGGGTTGCTCTTCTACAGGAAGATATTGCAGCAACAGAAGCCTTGATGAAGACGATGGGTATCGCTCGCGTGTCCGAACTTGAGCAGATGAATAATACAATTCAGAGTTTGATGGCCCGGCGCGATGCCTTGTATGCCGAGCGGGATGCACTGATGGCAGTCGTAGGTGCCGCAGGCGTGGCATCGGCAGCGTTGAATGGGTTACTTGGCAACTTGGCAATTGAAGATACTGGACTTCCATCAAGTGCTGCGCAGAATACAGGTATACCGACATCGCCGCAGGCCACAACCGGGCATGAGCAGCCTATAGGGTATGAACAGCCCAGTGCACCGCTCGCATCCGCACGGCCCTATTATGAAGAGGGACCGTTCGGGAGACGTTATACGCCACGGTATCACATGGGAACGCCCTATCCGGTACAGCAGACTGGTCCAGCAATTCTGGAACGCGGTGAAGAGGTGCGCCCCGCCCACGAAGCAGCAAAGGCAGGGAACAGCTATACGGTCGTAGTCAACGGAAACATTATCGGTAACCGTGAGTATGCCCGCTATATTGCCGAGGAAATGGACAGACTTCGCCGAGACGGAGAAATATCTATTGTGGCTAGCGAGGTGCGTCCTTTCTAGATGGCAAACCGGATTACATACAACTCCAAGAATATTGATTTCACAAAAGATGTTCATGATATGGAGATATTGTATCCTCGGCAAACTGCCAGAAATATGTCGGTTGCAGGAGTCATGGAAACTATCACAAACCGTGCAGACTGTACTGTACAGCTGAAATGGCGTTGGCTGGTCAATGCGAATGCGACAGACGCGACTCTGAAAAGAAACCTGCGGCAGTGGGAAGCGTGGGCACAGTCCGGGCGTACATGGACATTCGCACGAGATTCTGGGGAAGTCGTGAATACGACGATTACGCAGAAGGCGTCTGCCGGTGCTATATCTATCATTGTCACAAGCGCGTCCGGTATCGACAACGGCGGGTTATATGTTCTGCGCAGTGCATCGGATATTGAAGTTGTCAAAGTGGACAGTCAGTCTGGCACAACAATTACTCTAACGGAAACGCTGAACCATTCCTATGATGCACTGTCACGGTTCAGGTCGGAACAGTTCTGGCCAGCCGTACTATCAGGGACATCTGTTATAATAGAAAAACCGCCACTTTGGTACGACGTGGCATTAGAGTTCACAGAAGACCTTTTGTAGTCTATGGCATACTCGTCAATTGGGAGTAGGTGGTATTGAATGATTAGGCAGCTGTCAGATATGATTGAATGTCGGCACGTGTCCAGACTCAAATTGTTACTGCTTCTTGGAATTATTATCGGCCTGGCAGATGTACATCCAGCCATGGCTACGACATACTACACAGCGAAAGACTGCACTGGTGGGTCTGCTCCCCCTAATTGTTCTGATGCCAACGATGGGTTGACGCGACAAACAGCGGAATTGACTATTGCGGCAGGACTTGCTCACCTAGCAGCCGGGGACACGCTGATTATCGGCAACGGGACTTATACCGAGCAGCAATTTATTGACGATGTGCCATCGGGAAGCGCAGGTGCGCCGACTATCATTCAAGCCGAAAACAACCAGCAAGCAATACTGATGCCGTCGTCACCCATCGCCGATTTTGCAATCTGGCATTTCAGCACCGATATCGATTATGTCACCTTTGATGGACTTGTCACTGATGCGACCAACGTTTCTGGCAATTCCGGTTACGACGTCCATGACCGCGCTTCCAGCAACATCATTGTGAAAAATGGAATTACCCGCTTCGGATCGACAGCACCAGGCGGCATTTTCATGCACGGCACCGACCATCAAATTCTGAATAATGAAGTCCATGGCTGTTGTACTACAGGCTCCTTCGGCCATGGCATTTACGTTCCAGCCGATAATACGATCATTGACGGCAATACTGTCCATGATAATGGCTGGTATGGTATCCATGTTTACGAGGCCGCCGAAGGTTTCACCTCAGATAACAACACTATTCGTAACAACCATGTCTATAATAATGGTGTCGGTGCGGGCGGTGCAGCGATTCTTGCATCCAGCGGAAGCAATCATCTTGTGTATAACAACATTGCCCGAGCCCAGACAGGACAAGGAATAAGAATCCGGTATAGCTGTACCAGTTGTGGTGTATACAACAACACCGTCTATGGAAATAGCGAAGTCAGCATTTACGTCTTTTCCGATTCATCTGCCACTGTTCGCAATAATATTATGGACGGGAACACTACCGACGACCCGACGTTTGATGGTACCGTCACAGACAGTAACAATCGATGCGATTCTGGATGTGCGACGGCCGCCAGTCCCGGGTTTGTGAATGCGGGTGCCGCCAACTTTCATTTGATTCCAACTAGCGCAATGGTTGGCGCTGGTGTAGCTGTTGCTGGAATCACTACAGATCATGATGGGGTCACGCGGCCCAATCCGCCATCGATAGGCGCTTACGAGTTAGAGGGAGCAGAGACTGGAACAGGCACATATTCCTTCATCGTAATTGATTCATTGACCGATGGTTATATCGGCGTATCAGTAAGAAATAATGCTTCAAGTGGGGCCAGCCGTAGCTTCTACGCATGCACGGCGGAGTTATTTTTTGGTAACACGTGGGTTTCGTTTTTCAAGTATGTCGCCGGGACTTACACATCGTTTACCAGTTTACAAACCCCAGTCGGGTTTAATGACGAATTAGCTATTGAAGCAAGGGATGATTCTATTTCGTGTCGAGTCGATGGTACCATCGTAGCGGCTGTTACAGATACAGCTATTGCCGATGGCGGTACTTACGGAATTGTCGGAGCGAAGGTAAGTACCGGGTCGATTGCATTATCATGGGAGGCGGGCACATTGGATTCTGTGGGCGCCAGAACACCAGTAGAATCTGACAGCTTCACTCATTCAGCCGCCGACTTTGCTTCCACTGACGGCTGGTCTCAGCAAAACTCCGCGCAAGGCAATATCGAGTATGACGGGTCGGGCAAGGCATTGGCGGATGCGGCAGGTGGATCGCAATACGATGGAGCCGTCGTTCGTTGGGTTGGAGGGGCCGGTGGTGGTTCGGGTGTACCAGATATCTTTGCTCCCACGGTGATTCGATGAAAAACATACTGTTATTTGCTTGGTTACTTGTGGCCGGTACTCTGTTCGGGCAGAACGTTCCTATCGATGAGGTCTATCACATTGAGGACGCCAATACGTTTGATTCGAGTGGCGCACAAGTTAATGCGGTATCCACGCCAATCTGCGATGTGTACGAAGAAGATACGGATACGGCCATTCTCAATGATCAGAATATGACATTGAGAACAGCACATACTGGAGAATATCGATACAGCTTCACGGTTTCAGCGGCGAACGGGTTTGAAGTAGGAAAGTGGTACAACGTCAAATGCCGTGCAACGGTAGGTAGTGTGACCCAGGTAGCGAACAAGGGACACTTCCGTGTTGTAGCAGCAGATGCCACGTCCGGTGACATAGTAGGCCTAAGTGCTGTCATGGTCGCCCCTACCGCAATAACAGGACTTAGTTCTCAGACTGTATTCAACTTGACTGTAGGCCCTACAGAGAATGATGTAATAAATGGGCTGATTGCAGTAATAACGGACAGCAGTACAGCGGCACAGAAAGCACAAGTTGCTGTGTGTGATTATGTGGCTGCAACAAAGACTGTTACACTATGTAGAACCCCAACCTTTACTATCGCAAACGGTGACACTATCACTATTCCAGCGCGCACACCGAGATAGGGGAATGAATGCCATACTTAGGTAGCTGGAAAATTGATGATCTCCTTACGTTCGTTCTGACCACCAGGGATAGTAGTGGTGCGGTGGACGCAGATGCTGTTCCAACTTACCGCGTTTATGAGGATGAAACTGCAACTGCAATAGGTACTGGAAGTATGGCACTTCTGGACAGTGCAAATACAGAGGGGTTCTATTCAGAGCAATTAACGCTATCTGCTGCCAATGGGTACGAAAAGGGGAAATGTTACTCGATCTACATTACAGCAACCGTCAGTGGGATAGCCGATACCGAAGTACATACATTCCAGATAGAAGCTGAAATCGATTGCAACACCATGAGTGCAACCAGCTTTCCTCTCGGGAGTGAAAGCTATGCAGCAGATGGTGCAGTACCTACAATGCAGCAGGCAATGTTCATGATATGGTCATTCTTGGCCGAGAAGAACATTTCCAGTACTACGATTACATGTAAGAAACTGGACGGTTCGACGACAGCAATGACGTTTACCATAAATGATGCCACGACACCAACGGCAGTGACCAGGGCAACATAGTATGTCTGTTGGCCCGTTAATTACTGAGGGGTTTTTATTCACACCGAGCTTAGTAGTGACGGACGGGCTAAATACGTCATCTGCAGCAATTGTTACAGGTATCTGGACATCGTCGGCTGCAGCTACAACGCAGTGGGTTGGAACGCCTGTAGTGGCAGTGACCACAGACCGTGTCCAAGATTTCAGCGGGAATAGACTGGTAGGGACTTTTGTCTAGAAATGCTAACACCATCCACCAATTACCAGACAGAGCACGATAGACTTTTCCGCACGCCCGTCTATATGACCGAGTTCGAGGGCGTCGGCGAGGTCAACGGATACTTCGCATCTGTCATGCTGGATAAGCCAGTGGCCTACTACAGGCTCAGTGATGCATTGGCAACCAGCATTGCAGGTGCATTAGTAGGGGATGCAGACCCTGGTGTTGATTTCAATGGAACGTCAAACTATATCACTGTTCCAGACAATGCAGTACTAGACTTCACAACACAATTCACGATAGAGGGCTACCTGTACAAAGACTCTCTTGCCGCCGAGAGGTATGTCTGCGACAAAGATGATGTAGGTGGTGCAACTGCGGATACGTGGGGACTGTCTGTTACCACAACAGGTGCGCTGAAGCTCTACCGCAAGAGTACGGACAGTGCAACCTCGGATGCGTCTGTTATCACTGCGGCACGGTGGGTGCATTTTGCTGTAACGTTCGACAACAATGCCAGCCCGAAAACCATATTCTACGTAAATGGTGCTCAGGCCGGAACCAGCACAGGCATTGCAGGTGTGTTCACCACAAACGCGCGCACACTGTTAATAGGCCGGAACGGTGCTGGCAACTACTGGAACGGCTCCTTGGATGAGATTGCATTCTATAACTATGCAGTCTCACCAGACAGGATTCTGACACACTATACCGCAGGGTGGACTCCGTTCAGTGGTAAGTTCTCAACACACAAAGTTAATGATACTCAAATAGAGGTCTTGCGAGACGCACCTAGCATCTACTTGCGTTTCGGCGAGTCATCGGGTACAGCAGCGGACGATACCACAGCGAATGGACTGGATGGTATCTATGCTGGAAGCTATGCACTGGCCGCAGCAGGTGCTTTAATCGGAGACCCGGACACTGCTGTCACGCTGACGGCAGCCGGAAATGGCCGTGTGACTGTAGCAGATGATACTTTGTTAGACCCTGGCGATACATTCTCGCTCGAAATATGGGTCAAGCGCACTCGAACGGGTACGGCGGAGACATTTATTGACAAGGGGACAGGCGGCTATCAATTGGGTGTCAACTCAAGTGATGAGATTATATTTACAAAGACTGGGACAGGTGTCATTGTTACATCCCTGGATTTGCTGGACACTACGGGTATCTGGTATCACGTCGCTGTCACGAAAGCAATAGCTACTGTGGCGCTGTACATCAACGGCTTGGACACGACTGGTACGGTATCGAATCAAACCATTGTGGCAACAGCGTCCGATTTGAATATTGGCCGTACTGTTGCCGGTGCAGGCTATTTTGACGGTTCGCTGGACGAATTCTCGCTGTACTCATTTGCATTGCCGCGTGCGCGTGTCCGTGGACATTACTTAGCAAGTCAAGCACAGTGGACACTTCCGTACATGCGAACACCTTCCGGCTCTAGTAGCCGCGTTATACCGGAAGAGGGGCGCAGTTCTATCGGTACCATCACGGATACGATTGTCGATAAAGACTACAGACTGACACGTGTGATATCGGACGGTATTCTCGGGCGTGTTGCGACACACAAAGCCGGATTTGCCGGGTTACCGGAACATGATTTTGCAGAACTCCCAGCCATGGTCGTGGATGATTTCGGCATGCTTGATGATGCCACTGGGTTCTCGGTAGTTTCACGCGATGTCGCCGTTCTCGGTAACCGCAGTGTGTTTGATGTGGCAACGAGTTTTCTAACTGGACCGATGACAAGCGGCGCTTCGTCAATGGATATCAACGATACAACATATTTCGGCGCATCCGGGTACGCTCGTATTGATGATGAAATCGTATCTTATACCACCAATCTGACAGGCACACTGAGTGGACTTGTGCGCGGGGAAAAGGGCACGACAGCGGCAGCTCACAGTACAGATGCACAAGTTATTGAAGTTATTGTGTTGGGTCCGGCACACCCCTTCGATATTGCTCAAGACGTCATCACAGGTACCAGCAAGTCCGGTATGGGTATCAGTTCGACACTGGTCGATACGGTAAGATGGGATTCTGCAAAAGTCACAACCGGCAGTGACCTTCAAATGGAGTTCCGCATCACTGAACGTGAGAACGGAAAGCAGTGGCTAGAGCGGGAAATATTTATTCCGATGGCAGCATACCCTATTACGACTGCCGATGGTATCGGTATCAAAGCCTTTCGCCAGCCAATTCCGACCGATGTTGCTGGGTCCATAGACAATGATGCCATTATCGGCACACCGAAGTGGCGTGCCAATGGGTCGTCTATCATAAACAAAGTTATTTTCCTGCACGACTGGAATGCGATAACCCAGAAATTCGACGAATCGCAGACTGTTGAAGATGTATCATCACAGGCCATTTACGGGACATGGCCTCTTGTCATTGAATCAAGAGGTTTTCGAACAGATCTTACAAACACAGATGACTATATGGCACAGCGTGGGCGTGCAATACTGCGCCGGTATGCGAATACCGCACCTATTGTGCAGGTTGATACCCACCTGCAGAAGAATTTGATGGAGCCGTCGGATATTATAGAAATAACCTCCGACAAGGTACCAAACCGTGCGAATGGCACACGTGGCGTGACCGACGAACTGATGGAAATTGTCAACCGTGACGTGGAGTGGATTGACGGACGAGTGCGGTTCGAGCTTCTAGCGACCGGCTGGAGCGCTTTTATCGCTGTCATCGCACCAGCAGGGACCGTGAGTTATACTAGTGGTACGGCTGCAGACCATAAAACGTATATATATGTGTCTGATGCCGTCGGATTAAATCCAGACGGGTCTGTTGCGGCCGTTATCGGGACAGCATAGGGGTATATTGAGAAGCACAGAGGTATATTAAGAAATGGCATTACCGCCTTATACAGCGATTTCGACAGGACAGATTGATGCAGGCAGCCCAGTTGATGAGACTCTTATGGATGCCATAGTGGATAGAGACGACTATTTGAGGACAACATCCGAGACACTATTCTGGATTAATTACTCTCAGGGTATCTAACAATGGCACAGGGCGACATTACACACGCAGAAATTGACGGCGCTGCATTAAGCACTACAGCCACCACGACTATCTATACAATTCCTGCAGCGAAGACTGCAATATTTCTATCACTAACATTCTGCAATTTCGATACAGTCGCACGGCAACTGGAAATACGTATTATTGAAAGTGGGGGTGCTTCCGGCAATACAAAGCGTGTTGTGGCACAAAGCACCGCAACTGCAATGCTCGCGGGCGAGACGCAGAAATATACTTTTGAGTGTCTGGAAGCCGGAACTTTTATTCAGGCTAGTATTGACTCAGGCTCATCTGTCAATTATCGCGGTTCCGTTACGCTAAAAGCAGATTCATAATGCAGACGAATAGACCGCCATCTGGGACAATCAGAAGTATTCAATTGGGAACCATAACCATTACTGCGGGCAATTCATCGAATACAGCCACGATTACATCTGTCGATACAACGAAGTCAATTATCCATTTTCTTGGCGTAAGCAATCCGACAGGATCTGGCAACGGAGGCTATGTCACCTTGACAAACGCAACAACTGTTACCGCCAATAGGTCGGACACAACGAATCAGACAATCTACGGCTTTCAAGTGGTAGAATACTACTAGTGAGACACTACATAAAAATAAAAGACAACGTGGTAATATCAGAGACCATATCCGCTGGCATACCCGGTGCTACTGGTGAACTCCCAGGCGACATGCTGGATGTGACAGACCGGGTTGATGGTCCGTGGGTCGGCAAATCGTACGATTCGGTGACAGACACATTTGCTGCTATAGTCCCTGTAATTGACCCGAAAGACGCTGCGGCAATGGCTGTGGCTGCACTTGATGTGTCCTTGTGGAAACAGTCTGATAGAGACGTTCTGCTGCTCGGTATTGCACGCAAGCTCGGTATTACATAAGCCGGGCGTATAATAGGATCTTATGAATATACTGTCCGTTTTCAAAAACATTGGTAAAGGCGCTCTGGCGGTATCCGATATTGGCGCGAAAGCGAATGTGCCCATCTTGTCGCAGATTGATGCTATCGCAGACTCCGTCACTACCGTCAAAGTCAAGCGCAAGCTGGATGAAAAGACTGTAGAAGATGTGCTGATGGCTTTAGAGGATTTGCGCAGCGAGATACCTGCTGTGACGTCAATGTCAAAGAAAGCACTGGAATCCAACCGGTTCAAAATGGTACTGATTGGAGTAGTCACTGCACTCGCCGTGAATCTTGGGTTTCCCGAGAATATAGCCGCAAACCTATCGGAAGTTATTTTTTATCTCGTTAGCGTCTACGTTCTTGGAGATACATTCCGAGGCAGCGTAAAACCGCCGCCGCAGGTTTAGAACTTGTGATCCGCGAAGCAGTATGGCTTGCCCACAGTCGCAACAACAGGAGGAATGGCCGTCTACGCAGAATCCTATTGCGTACCTGCACATGGCTCCTGTTCCGAAAGTATATTCCATTACGCTGGCGTCAATGGTGGCTATTCGATGGCCTTAAAAAGTGCAATCGTTTTATACTTCGGTGTGCACTATGGTTGCAACCCATCAGCGGCGGGAGCATCGGGAATACATTTGAGAATGACCTTCTCAAGCTGGTATTCACTGCAACCGCTATCGCCAATCTTGCAGATAACGCGGCATCTAGTCCATTAACGAACCTGTACGTATCACTGCATACTGCCGATCCTGGTGATGCCGGTAGTCAAACGACATCGGAAACAACCTACACAAGCTATGCACGTGTCGCAGTGGCCAGGTCTGCGTCCGGGTGGACGGTCACAGACAATAGTGTCAGTCCGACTGCAAATGTAGACTTTCCAGCAGCCACTGGTGGCAGTATTACTGTGACGTATGCTGCGGTCGGCACAGCATTAACCGGTGCTGGAAAGATACTTTTGAGCGGTGCGATATCCCCGAGTATTCCAGTTTCGTCAGGTGTGACGCCGAGACTGTCAACGGCATCTACACTTACTATGGATTAACGATGAAAGTATTTATACCGTATGCGTTACACGTCCCTGCAAAAAATCCAGATGGTACTCTTGCGACCGGGTTCGACGGCAACGGCAGCCCAGTAGACGGTAACTCGCGGCCACAATACGATACCCTGCTTGCCGTCTTAAACCCCTACAGTTCCCCGGTTACGGCTAGATTCGTGTTTAGTGGGCTCACAGGCGCTCCGCGCGTGTGGGGCGATGGATTGCCATACCGCGACTACATATTGCAGCCACAGACCAGTATGGCGACGACGCTGATACCCTACAATATATTTCCCGACCCGCCCATGGATTTTCTAGGACACGCGACTGTGGAGTTCATGCCAAGTCCAGTAAACGGAAACCCAATCGATTGTTCCGTACGTGCGATGCTGTGTGGCGGAAAGTTTTTCCCAGACCATTGGAACAAGGGCGGCGCGCATATTCCGGTGATACGCGAGGAAGTGCCGCTTAAAACAATATGGCGATGCAGCTACGCAATCCCATTTTTTCAAGACTACAATCACGGCCCGCTGTCTTACCAGCGGTCATCGACGACGCATCCATGGCTCAATGGAACAGTTTTTGAGGATTCCTCGTACCGCAGCGGACTTGTGATCACGAATTTCGATACAATATCGGCATCCTTCTTGGTCCGGTTTCGTGTGGGTGTACCTTACCAGGGCGCTGGGGATACCTACACATTCAGTTTATCTGTAAATCCTAGATCAACTGTAGTCCATGATTTGTATGGTCTGTTACAGACTTGGGGCTACCCAGCGGGCCGGAATTCCGAGGGCTGGCTGGAAATCAGCAGCAGCTATCCGGTGCGTGCGGTTCCATACTTGCTTTGCTCAAACGCATCCTACGACGACTGGCAGGTCGGATTATCATTTGAATAAAAATGACTGGCTCACGCCAGACTTTCGTGGTACTCTACATGTAACGAGGTAGAACCACAATGTACCACTGGCTTTTGATGATTCTCATCACAGGGTGCATGTCAGGTTGCGTTCCACGCCACGTCAAGTACTCCAACCCCGAAATGACGATTATCAAGGCGACACTCCCCTATACTATAGGTCAGCATACGGAAACGCAGTTTCTCATCTTTGCCGGGAATTCGGCCACCGCACGAGACGCCGCCGATAAAGAACTGGACTGCAAGAAACGGGTATGCCAAATAACGCAAACTGGAATCATTCTGTTTGTCGAACGCCCACTGCAGTAACCACATTCACCCGTAGTTGTGTGAGTATACAATGGAAATGAGTAGTGATACAATCGAGAGAATAGCAAAACTGGAAGTCGCCGTGGCGTTGCTTGCAGACAAGACCGAAGCCATTCGTATTGCCGTGGAACAGTTGACCCTAAATATATCACAGGTCAACCGAATAAACTGGCCATCACTGCTGTCGGCAGCCGGGCTTATAATATTACTATACGGTGTGGCAATTAAGCCTGTGGATACGACTCTAACTAGATTTGATACAGCCTTAGTCGCTTCTAGCACACAGATGCAGGATATCCAGAACCGGCAGTTCAGTATCATGGCGCAGTTATCTGCCGTAGAGCAGGAACTTTATATTCTGCGTGCTGAGGGTGCCCCAGTCGTACAGACTCGTCTTGCTAGAATTGAATCTAGGCTCGGACTCACGAACGGTAAGAAATAGTGAATGGCCTCAGCAATGTTGCCGGTAGAGACAGGCAGTCCGATAGTACGGACTCATTCCGGTGTTCGAACACATACACCAACGACAGAATCTCTCGTAATTTTCAGGTATACGAACTTATAAAGTCCGACATCGCCTTACGTCGCGGTATTGACAACAGGCTTACTGCCGATACGCGTCTACGCGCAGCTATTGAGCTGACACGCAATGTCCTGCAGCCTATACGCAACCATTTTGGCGCATATACGCCGAATAGTGTCTACAGGTCGCAGGCCGTTGAGCGTGTATTAAAGAACAAGCCATCCACGTGGTACAGTAAAAGCCAGCATACAACGGGTCAGGCTGCCGATATTGAAGTTCTTACCGCCAGCAATGCAGCTCTTGCAAAGTGGATTAGTGAGAATTTAGTATGGGACCAGCTGATATTGGAGATGTATACGCCCGGGGAGCCCAACAGTGGGTGGGTGCATGTCAGTTATAACATGGCCATGTTAGCAAACCGGAAGAAAGTCCTGACTTTCGATGGCAAAACCTACCGTTCCGGTTTGATTTTCTAGTTTATTTAGGGAAATTTCTTCGACCTATCGTAAGCTCTTCGAGATAAAGAGACTGGTAGTTGGATACCGCGGCGAAAATAGCATCAGCCACATCAGACGGTTCCATCAAGAATTGGTTGTCTTGGCGAGACGTTGTCATGTGGCTCTTGGTAGCGCCCAGGAAGACGTCTAGGACGCGTATGCCGTCTTTACGACTCTCAAGCCGTATTGCCTTCAGAAAGCCAGCCATGCCGTGTTTACTCGCAGAATACAAGGCTTCCCCGGGTGATGCGTTCCGTCCAGCCAATGAATTGATGTGAATAATAGACCCGCTTCGTCTCCACAGAAACAGGGGGAGTATTTCTTTGACCAAATAAATTGGGGCCACTAAGTTTGTAGTCACCAAATCCATCGGGTCGCTGCCCTCGTACTGCCCAGAGCTAAGTATAAGAGTATGTATATTATACAGGTCTGCAAGTGCGACTAGTTTCTTTCGTACATTGAATAAATCCCCAATGACAACGGAGATATCTGCAGGGTCTTCACACGCCGTACGCGTCCACTCCAGTTTGGTTGCATCACGTCCCGTTATGATGACATGGCCCATAGCTGAGAATTTCTTAGCTATCTCGTGGCCAATGCTGCCACTTGCGCCCGTTATAAGTGTTGACAACCGCTCTCTTGAATTACGCACCCGGCAATCTCGGGCGAGAGTATGTGTATGGTTTGCGGGATTGTCCTGTTAATGATTGCATTTGTGTTTTCTTTTCAAGCACTTGTGTACGCACGAACCGGTGTGACGTATATGCCTTCCGGCTAAACCGGATAGGGCTCAGTCCGACAAGTGGCGCAATGCGCCGAAATTGCCGTATGGACATGCCAGCAGTCTTGGCAGCCTCTTCGATAGTTACGAATACAGATTCATTCATTTTGTTAAATTGCCAGAAAACTGTATCACATTATCTGACGGCGGCAAATGCAATTCTACAAAAGATAATCCCGGAAAGTCTGGACATGGCAAGTGTAACATCTTGAAAACTTCGGATACAATACTAAATCTTGTCGGGTAATACCCAGAAGCCAGTGCCGGTGCTGTCGGGCATGCAGTGTCTGGGCACGTGAGTGCCGCAGTTTTTATCTCGTACAGATCCAGTGCACCGGCAATATCTCTAGCGGTACTGTAGCCTGGTGTAGATGCATCCACCACAAGAAGATACCCTGTTTTAGCCGCAGATTCTTGAATTGTTTGAGTGTCCAGCGGATACACCGACACCAAATCTATGATTTCTGCGAATATGGAACACTCTTCAAGAATATGTGCCGCTTTTAATGCTTCTAGTACCATATCCCCCACCGCAACAATGGTGATATCCCCGCCGTAGTGCATTACACGGCATTTATCTAAAGAGACAGTTTTGGCATCCGCAGTGCCACGCAACTTATAAAGCCATCTAGATTCGAGAAAAACAACAGGATTCGGTTCTATCACAGCGGACAATAGTAGGCCTCGTGCGGTTTCTGGTGTGGCCGGTGACACGACCCGAAGTCCTGGGACAGCAAACAGCCCTTTGGCCGTCAGTGTATGTTGCGGGCCGTTCCCCCACTGCCTGCCAGTGGCAATTCGCAGTGTCAACGGACATGGGTATCCACCACCGAACATGTAATCCCATTTCGCCGCCTGTGTGATTATCTGGTCCATTGCATGTAATGCGAACTCTACCCTGCCATGATGAACAATCGGCCGAAGTCCAGAGATGGCCATGCCTACAGCCATTCCAGTTACTGCGTTTTCACTGCACGGGGTATCGTGTACCCTGTCTGGGAACTGCTTTGCCAGACTGCCCATGGTACCGTCAAGTCCGTTTGGGTAGGTAGCACCGAGACCGAGAACATGCACGGTATCGAACATGTTCATTGCGTCTTCCGTTGCCTGGTGTATTGCTTGTGCAAAGGTAATAATTTCAGACATACGGGGATGCTGTGTCTTTTGCCCTAGTAAAAACTTCCGCTATCTGCACAGTAATCTTGTCTAATATATGGTTCAGGGTGTCGCCAGACACCCCTCTGCTCTTTAGTTGGCACATGGTAGTTGTTATGGGATCGTGTTGCTGCCGTACATCTTCTGTGTCAATACTGCGAACACTTTCATCTTTGATTGGTCCAGAATGCGCCATGTGCCTGAAGCAAGACAAATGCAATACTACTGGCCGATTGGCTGCTGCTTGTGTCCTGGCATGCTGGGCTGCAGTGTAAACACTACTAAAATCGTTGCCGTTCGCTTCCAAGAAATCCGCACCGAGACCGGTTACCACTTTGGACAACGAAAATCCTACAGACCTGCGCGTATGCCTTGGAGTGTTCACGGCGTAGAGATTGTCTTCAATTGCATAGATAACAGGCAACTGCATGGTTGCTGCGAGATTGATACTTTCGTAGACCGCACCCTCTTCCGAGGCCCCGTCACCTAGGAATACCACGGTAATGTTCCGGTGCTTTGATACTTTTTGTTGGAATGCGGACCCAGTGGCAATCGGAACAATACTACCGAGGATTGGTGTGCTGCCCATAAACCCAGCATCTCTATCCAGCATGTGCATTGAACCGCCTTTACCTTTGCAGCATCCATCGGTTTTGCCGTAAATCTCACATATCATTCTGTACAAGTTTCCGCCGCACGCCAAGTAATGCCCGTGAGACCGATGATTGCCAAAAACCCTATCACCCTTTTCTGTAGCCAAACATACGCCGACCGCTGCTGCTTCTTGCCCCGCCGACGAGTGATAGAATGAAAATATTTTGTTGGTTCGGAAATCTTCTGCTATGGCATTCTCCGTATGTCTTACCAGTAGCATCTTTGTGTAAGCGTCTAATAAGACAGCAGTTGGTATCACATCTTCAGCATACTCGTCTGTCACTACAGCCCGTGTACCATCACTCATCCGTGCACACAACCAGCCAGTCCGTATGAAGAACTTCACATTCCGCATTATCCAGATATACCTGGTTACCTTCTACTTTGCTCACCACTAGAATACTTTTAGATGTCAACCCACGAAAAAGTGCTGGATTACTGGTCTGCCAATCAAGTGCAAGTTTACTGAGCCGAACTCTACTACCAGGCAAAATCATTTAAAACTAGCCCTCCTTCAGTATACCTACGTTACGTAGATGGTCATCATAGGATGCCCCAGCAGATTCCATCAACTTGGATGGAGCAGTACAGAACCCGCAAACGCACCATATAACCCACCCCGGCAGAACGCTGTCCCATCCTGCAGAATCAATATCATGTGTCATTGGAAAACTGTCCTTTTACGCATATCAATAAGCATCAACTGATGCTTTGTCGGCAGCATTAGCGGCGGAATTCCATAAAAATCACACAAGTCTCTGGCCGCAGTACCTACGTGAGGCGTATCGGTATCATCAATCAAGATAATACCAGCCGGACTGATATACATCTTGGCTATGGCGATCTCAGAAAGAATTCCATCAGGTGAGTGGTCTCCATCAATGTGAATAAGATCTGGATTACCATATCCAGACAACGCTTCACATACTGCTGCCGTCTTTCGAGTATTCATAGACCATACTCTGGCATCGTCTGAGACGGGTCTAAGATTGTTCAAGGCAATTCGATTGGATGCAATACCGTCAATTTCACCGTCTATGCCGATATATCGAGTCTCGTTTCTGCCGGACCACGCCGCTCCACACAGCAACGCCACACCAGAATACCCGTACCGCACACCAAGTTCAAGAATAAATGCAGGAACTTTGGCCGCACCCACAGCACGGTACCATGTGTAGGTGCTATCTGTATCAATCCAAGCATCTTCTGGCTGGCGTACCTGGCAAAGAATTTCTGCGTCTGTCAAGCCGTGCGTCAGTGCTTCAATACGCTCGTATGTTATTGGGAATTGGGGCTTTTTGGTGTGTACTTGTGGCACGTCCGTACCCGAATATTCAGGTACCATATCTGTAAGATATTGCCAGTATTGTGCCGGGACCGAACCTTGAACTGTGGCTTTAGACCTACCACTCAGGGTTGTATAATCCGGCAAAAACCAGAATGTCAGAGCAACACGGCACGGCAGATTTAAATTGGAATCAACCGCATGTAAAACTCTGGCATCCAGCAGTATTGCATCTCCAGCATTTACTGGAAGTGCTTCTTCGTTCGGGTGCTGCTTAGGCGTTTCCCAGTACTCGTAATGCCCAATTACCTCGCGCCGGTGCGAACCCGGCACATACAGCAGCGCTCCTGTATGATGTGCTGTTGTTGCATGCAGATAGCACAGTACGCCGACTTGTGGAGGTGTCTCACGGCACGTATCTGTGAAATTGTCCCAATTCCACCAGTCAACGTGGTATGGACGACGACCTTCGTTATACCACTTCGGGACAATAACACCGAGTGCACATCTTACATCCGTGAAATGGTGTGCAGCCAGAACCCCGGCAGCTTTACGTGCGGCACGAGCAATGACTGCTGCTGACGGGTCCGCCAGACCTGCATAAGCCGTTCCATTATTCGGCTGTATGCGCTCCCACGTTGATATGTGCGGTTCAATGTAGTCTAGTAACTCGGAAACCTCATCTGCAGAAAACACGCCCGGTACGTGTTGCACGCCGGTTGACAGAAAGTCACGGTTAATCAACATCCTGCTGTCCTGTTACCACACCGCGTGCACCTATCTGGAACAGTATTCCGCCAGAATGAGAATTTTCCATGAAGATATATGGAATGGAACCCCAATTCCAGTGTTTGTAGAATGCCCAAAATGTACCGGCAACAACTGCCTGGTTGTGACAGTCATCCACCAGTAGCCACTCTGCACCAGAGTTTATGGCTTTCATTACATCACGTTCCTTGTGCTGTATCTCGTGGCTGCCATCGATGTGTATTAAATCAATCTTTCCCGCTGGGTGCGCGAATACGTCTAGGTCATCACTATCTGCTTGCAGCCAGTGTCCAGGTGTACCAGACAGTGCGGTTGCAATATCGACACCCATTTCCGCAGAGTCCACACCAAAATACTCGCAACCAGATGCAGCCATGAATGCCCTGGCACTGATACCCCAGCCGATACCAACCTCGTAGACTGTTCTCGGAAGTAATACCGCAGCTACGGCGTACTTGTTCTCACCATAGAGAACGTGGTGTGCACCGTGTGTGCCACTGTGGATGTGCGGGTAACTATCCTTGATGCTTTGCGGGATATCTTTTCTATAATCATACCCACACGATACCTGCACGCGCCGTATACGGTCCGCGAGTATGGCCAACTCCGCAGCAATAGTTTGCTCGTATCTTGTGCTCACTCACTCTACCAAAAATCGTGGGTCTGTATGGCTGGAACGAAGTAGCTCAATTTTGGCGGCTATATCCGCATTTCGCATCGCCGCGTCAACAGTAATTAAATTGCGCCCAACTCCGGCAACATTAATGGGGGCCTTAATTAACGCACGAGTAATAACGTGCCTGGAGTATGCTTCCGAGTCCTCTATACCGAGTGTGCCGCACTCCGCACACCGTGCCCACTCAAACCCATTATGAGTCAGCCTCTGCACAGGCACATCTATATGACGCCGACTATCGCGCAGTGCATTTATGAGATAAACAACACAGTTCGGGTTCGTATCTAGACTGCACACACTCTTGCCTATACCAGACAACTGGCTAATACCGTCGCCCGAAACCTCATCACGGCCATAGTGCCCAGACCGCTCCAGCCGTATCAGTGCTCTCGGCATTACCTTGACATTCAATGACAGAAACTTGGCACGTGTCGATAGATCGCAGTCCACCCAATGATGGTTGACACTGGCCTCGTTCCAGCCATTAAGTCTGTTGATAAGCATGTCCCGGCGTGCGGAGAAAAACCCGGAATGATCTAGTGCATGCCACTGCTCGACATGTGAGTCCATTTCGTAAGTCTCTTCAATATTCAGTGGCAGTTCATCCATTCGTTCGGCACGTCCCTGCCAAAGTACAACAGGGATATCTCTTGCTGCACACTCGGCAACAGCTTGCAACGCACCACTATGCATGTATCTATGCATACCAAAGTACATAACCCAAGGACTGTTTGCCAGAAGCAGCACATTGTTGTAAAGCTCCCAATGGAGAATTCTGCCAACATGCCGAGCCTCGCACGCCGGGGTATGCACAACTCGCTCTAATCCAAGAGACTTGCACGTGTTCGATACGAACTGTGCATTAGCATCATAGAAGGCATCCACGAAAATAAGTTCGAAATCCTGAAATGTCTGTATCGCCAGATTGCGTAGCATGAACTCCACCGGCGCAGTACCTGGATAGACATTGCAGGACAGTACAGATAGTGTTGGCATTATTTTTGTTTGATCACCACTACATCATCCCAGCGGCCATTTTTGCGGAATATGTGTGCGGTACCATCTACGGCCTTTGCCAAGACATCGGCATAGCCTACATCCTCGATGATATACACGCCACCGTTTGATAAGTGCGGCCACAGTACCATGAAGCTTATAACCTGTGCTAGTGTGTGGTGGCACCCATCATCGATAATGACATCAAAATTTCCACCAAATTCCACTGTCATACGAGTCAAGGCACTGTAATCGTACTGGTCGCATACCTTGCTGTGAATTCGTTCGGTATTTATAAGTGTGTCTTGGCGTATATCACAAGCAAAGATTTGCGCTTGTGGGAAGTAGTCTGCCCACATTTTCAGGCTAGCTCCGTGGACATAATTCGGTACAAGCGGCGACATCAACTCTTCGTAACCTATGCCTATTTCCAGCAATCGCTGCACATCTCTGCCATTGAACAGCCTATCATAGAACCCGCTATCAATGTAGCTGTGCGCAAAGTACTTATCGCACGAGTATTTGATGGCCAATTCTTTAAGCACGGACATCTATATACCCCGCCATGCGCCTAATATTGGACTGAACATCGTCAACCGTAAATTCACCAAAATGCAGTGCTGTATACCTGCCTCTGGCCATGACGTTTGGCGGCATCCAGCATGTAGAGAACCCATCTTTGATTAGAGTACACAGGTGAGGTTCAACTGGCAGCACACCGGGCTTTGGCCAGAACGTCAGCACATTGTATCCCAGGTATGCGGCCGTAACAGTTAGTCCACTAGACCCGCTACCCACAGTCAGTACAGCGTGTTTCATGAGACCGAGAGCCGTAAGTAGAGGCGTTTTCCCAATCATGTTAATCCACGTATTGCTTGGCTTCTCGCCAGCCAACAGAATCTCGTCAGCCACTCGCGCACAGTATGTGGCGTCCCATTCGCGGCCCAGTACGACCGGCTTCAGTCCAATCTTATTAAGGTAAATGCAAGTCGCAGCCCAGTCTTTCGGAAGCCAAGCTTGACCGGCAGTACATTCTTCATTCCATGCATTGGAACTGAAATAGACAGTGGCATATTGCACCTTCTTCATTCGAGCCAAGACCTGCTCGTCAACCACTTCCGGTATCTCGAACTGAATATCATAGTCGCAGGCATACTCCGGTAACCACTCACCGAGATGTTTCCCCGCATCCACGTGCGGATTGGCGAACAGGCTATACATCGGAAGGCTTACATCTGGGCACACTGGGCCTCGTGGCAATGGCATTTCTTCCGCAGAACATGAATCAAGAAGACCGCAATTGTTCAACAAATCGAAGGAACGCGACCCTTCAAACTGGTTTGCACAAACTGTGTAATTGATGCGGCATGGCTGCTCACGATTTCGGATGTCCTTCAGTTTATTCAGTGTCCAAATAACATCACCCACACCAGGCGGCCCGTAGATGTTTACTTTCTCAACACGAATCTCTGGCATCGCGTGTGCGTACCATGTACCGCGAAGGTTAAAAACATCTACCACAAAAAATCCAGCTTTCTCTATAGTGGAAACAACGCTCTCATCCACATCTTTTACTTGCAGAACTCCGGTACGCTTGAGCAACCCCTTTGCCATGCCCAGATAACCGAGCTGATGCTTCCCGAGATCAATACCGTCAAGGCTGCGTCGGAACAGGTTTCCAGCGTCTAAGAGAGGTTCGATATCGTGAATAACGTTCATTGCCATGCACTTAAAGAAACAGAAGACGCATCTTCTGTCCGCTGCACCACATTTACAAGCACTTTATGAAAGTGCAGCGCAATATCATCCCAAGAAGGCAGTCTCCTGACTAGTTCAAGTCCGCGTTGTCTGTACTCTTTCCGCAAACTCTCATCCGTGTACATTGCGTGCATTGCCGCTACAAAATCCTCCTCCGACGCAACCCACCGTTTTGTGTTTGTCCGGTTTGGAGTAAATGCATACTGGGACGGTTCCACCCAGTACATCGCCTCACCAGCCCAGGAGGGCATACCGCCACACCTGACCGCAATCTGAGGAATTCCGCAGGCTGCGCCCTCGTGTTGGCACATTCCCCAACTTTCGGACTCGGCGGTAGATAGCATAACATCGAAGATGCTGTACATCGCAGGCATCTGATTTTCCGGCAGAGCAGTGCTGGTTGTGAGTACTTGACCGCGTATGCCTAGATAATCCGATAGTTGTGTGATGTCCCACACCCCGTCGTGATTACAGTGGATATACAAATAAACATTTGCCGGTTTCCCTGCGCATTTCCACCATTCCGCGAAGTATGCCAGTGACAAGTCCAAACGCTTTCGCGGCTGGTTCATCCCAACCACGCCCCAGATGAATGCATCTTGTAACTTTGCACGCGGTACGGCAAGTTGTACTTTTGAGCGCGCATCCGCTTTGTCGTAAGTACCGTATAGTTTCGTATCCACACCATGACCAGCGATACTCGCTTGACCGATATAACCAGCTTTCTTGAATTGCTCTAGACCGAACTCGGTATGGAAGACAGCATGTTTTAACGCACGCAGCTGCGACACGACATCTTTGCGCACGTTCTCAGAATCAACAGCCACATACCCGACGGACGGCGGATACATATTGTGTGCGGCCATGGTCTGCATATGTGTCGCCACATTCCAGTGGTCGTCCAGCATAACAACAGCATCTGGCTCCATCTCGTTAATCAGTGCCTTTAGACGAGTACCGTGTGTGTCCGCAGGGTATATTCTGTAGGGTAACGTGTGGGGTTCGCCACTGTAGCCCACACCATAGACACGCACATCCCATCCCATTTCAAATAGACGACGACAGATATTCTTCGTGACTTTGCTGTAACCGGACTGGATACCAGCGTGTCCGATCCACAAGACCTTTTTGGTTGCGACTGCGGCTGACACAACAGGTCTTTCAGCCACGAGCAGTCCCAAATCGTCTCCCATTGCACGAATCTTCGGATGAAGTCCGTATTTCTGCAGGGATCTCACTGCATGCAGCGTGAGTTCTGACAAACTCATATCCGCCAACACGTCATATAATGGATGTTCGCCAGGAGATATCAGGTGAAGTTCGGCTACAACATAGTGGACATTCGTAAAATCACCTGACTCGAAAATACTCCATTCTGCCCCTTCACAGTCCAGCTTCAGTAAATTAACCGGACTATGTGCCGCTTGCAATACGCTGTTGATACCAGTACTTTGGATTCCGTTGATTTCATCTAACCCAAAAATATCAATATGCCCAGTGTTGTCCCCGCTACCGAAATCATGATTGCGTAGATGCCGCAATTTCAAATTGCTGGTAGCTTCACCGGTAACCGCAGTGTTATAGAGTTCAAAAACAGTAATGGTCTCTGGATTAGATGCCAGTTCGGTGATATTAGCTTTTAGCAGGTTGAAATTCTCAGGGTCCGGTTCGTAGCAAATGACTCGCTTGGCTTCGCGCGCCGCACATGCTGCCGCAAATGCGCCGATATGCGCACCGATATCCACGACAACCATCCCGGCCATGGAACTTGGCAGCCCGTATTCGTTATTTGTAATGACGGATTCGCAGATTGCGGTGTCCCAAGTCTTGTAGCGTACTTTCATTGTGAAAATATGCTACCACAGGTTACCAAAGTTGCTAGGCTTCTGTGTTGCAAATCCAAACGTCCCACGCGCCATTTGGAAAATATGCGACCTTGCCCGTAGCATCCGTGACTTTGATGCGGCCCCTATAAATACCGGCAACGAAATCGCCAGCATCGGGGCTGACTCGCACACGCCAGTTGGTTGCATCCTGGATGGTCACATCACCGGTAAACGGCAATTGCGTACCTGCGGAGTTTTTCAGGATCAGTTCAACAGTCCCGCCGAGCGTGCCGGAGGGAGTAGCGCCGTCGTCCTTGAGGTCGATATCTATCGCAGCAGTCCACCCAGCGACTACATTGTAAGTTGTTCCGGCGACACTCATAAGTTAGATTATACAGTCAGGCTGTCATGGACTGCCAGTAGTTTTGTCCTTTACGACTTGCCGCGTGGACTTCTGCCCGACTACCGCCGTTGTAGGCTTAGAAGCTACAACCTGCTTTGTACTCTTACGAAGAACGGCAGCGGATGTTGTTTTGGACGCTACTGCCGCCCGAGTACTGGCCTTTAGTATATCCGGCAGTACAAACAGAGCAGCCACAGTCATTCGATAGAGCCCAGCAACATGCACGCGATCTAATGCACTTAGTACTAGGCCATCTGGTAACGGCAGTAAACGGGACAGCAATGCAGATGCCCTCTTGTCTCTTGTGTCTACGGCCATTGCATCAGACTCCTGTCCCTATTTCGTCGCGCGTGAATGTCGTGCCATCGTCAGATACGACCGCAGAATGGTCAACAGTCGTCCCGTCATCGGCATATATCTTGGTTTTGGATGAATTCTGAGTAAGCTTGTTGCGCCACGCCTTATAGACATAGTCAAGTTTTGTGAATGGTGTCTCAGATACTCCCGGTGCACCCTGTGCAGGTTCCGTACGGGTGGTTGTCAACACGGAGTAGACATCAGACAAAACGCCGCTCATCACAGTGATATCGGAACCCACATCCGACAAAAGCGAGTAGATGTCGCTGGCTGTGGACTGCAGGGCACTGGCGCGTCCAGCCGCCAATGTAGCAGCGGAATGTGCGTCACTAACCGCACCACTTAGAGCCACTACACCCGAGTATGTGTCCGAGAGGATACCAGACATCACGGTAACATCGGAGTGCAGGTCTGAGAGAAGCGAATAAACATCGCTGATTGCGGACTGATTTAACAGCACTCTGCTGTTTGTTTGTTGTGCGGCAGACGCAGCATCAGATGCCAAGGACTGAATAAGAGCGGTTCTAGAAAAGATATCGCTCATCAGAGACCCAAAGCTTGATGCATCGGAGTGTGCAGTGTACTTTGCGGACCACACCCGTGATGCTATATCGGACATATCCGATGCAGTAATGGACCCGGCAGTGATTGCGGACCGGATATCAGACATTGTTGATATATCGAGAGGGACACCCGCAGTCAGCAGCGACTGAATATCTGACACTTGCGACTGATTGACCAGTACGCGAGAATTAATCTGAACAGCTGCGGACAAGATATCCGACAAATCAGACGAGAGCGTTGCCTTCACTGCACTCGCAATATCGCTGATATCCGATGCAGATACAGTAGCCGTGACTCCCGTAATAGCCGAACGGATATCTGACATTGTAGATGCGTCTAAGGCTACGCCAGCCCCAACAAACGATTTCAGATCACTGACTGCATCCGACATCAAATCCGAGACCTGAGAGTTGGTAGCTACCAGCTTTGGCACACGTGACTGAAAATCGCTATAAAAGTCTGACAGTATATCGGACATGGCAGTCAACATGGAATCCACATCGGATACAGTCGATGTCATTACACGGAAAGCAGACCCAAACGATGAGACGGCATTATGTGCCCCGACACCGATGTACTTCTGCGACCACACTGCGGATGCTATATCTGAGATATCCGATGCCGTGACAGTTACAGTAGGTCCAGCCGCAATGGCCGAGCGAAGATCCGATATGGTTGATGCGTCCAGCGGAACACCCGCGACAATCGCAGAGTACACATCACTAATACGTGATTGATTCAAAAGTACCCTGCTGTTGGCCTGTGTTGCTGCTGATGCCGCATCACTAGCAGCGGACTGTATAAGCACAGCTCGGGAGTATATATCCGACATCAAAGAGCCGAAGGAAGATGCAGCTGAATTAGCAGTATATTTTGCCGACCAGACGGCACTGGCAATATCCGAGATGTCCGATGCACTCACACTAGCGGGGAGACCGCCGATTTGAGAACGTAAATCAGAATACACATCAGATAACTGTGAGTCAGTTGCTACCCGTTTCGGAACACGGGACTGGAAATCGCTATAGAAATCACTAAGTACATCCGACATAACAATCACCTTAGATAGGGTGTCGGATACATCGGATCTTGTTTGTAGAACACGGCTATTGATCTGCCCGGCCCGAGAGAAGATATCTGACATCATGGAACCGAAACTGGATGCTGCCGAATTAGCGGTGTATTTAGCTGCCCAGACTGCGGACGCGATATCACTGATGTCGGATGCAGAAACACTAACCGTGATGCCGCCAATTTGCGAGCGTAAATCACTGTGCATGTCAGAGAGTTGAGAATCTGTAGCGACTCTCTTCGGTACACGTGATTGAAAATCTGAATAGAAATCGGATAACACATCCGATAGTACTAAGATCCGGCTGTTCACCTGCTGTGCGTGTGACGCAGCATCCGACGCTGATGATTGAATCAAGACAACACGCGAATAGATATCCGAGAACATGGAACCAAAACTGCTGGCCGCCGAGTTTGCTGTGTACTTCGCAGCCCACACAGCGGAAGCAATATCTGAGATATCGGAAGCACTGACGCTGACTGTAATACCGCCGATTTGGGATCTCAAATCCGAATGCACATCGCTTAATTGCGAACTGGTTGCAACCAGTTTCGGCACGCGTGAACCGAAGTCGCTCTGAAAGTCTGACAGAGCAGAATAGATATCCGATTGAATCCCACTCATTACCACTAGAAACGATGCGATATCGGAAATGCGGGACTGGTTCAAGAGAACTCGGCTATTTGCCTGTTGTGCGGCAGACGCTGCATCCGATGCAGTTGATTGAATCAGTGCCGCCCGAGAATATATGTCGGACATCATAGAACCAAAGCTGGACGCAGCAGAGTGTGCAGTGTACTTCGCTGACCAGACGGCACTTGCGATGTCGGAAATGTCAGAGGCACTGACCGATACAGTAATTCCACCAATCTGGCTTCTAAGATCGGAATGAACATCTGATAAAAGCGACTGTGTAGCCACAGCTTTAGGCACGCGTGACTGAAAATCTGACTGCAGGTCAGATAAAGCGGAATAGATATCAGACTGTATCCCACTCATTACTACCAGGATGGATGTGATATCCGAAATCCTCGATGCTGCCAAGTGGAAAGCCGACCCAAAGGAGGACGCAACGTTGTGGGCCGAGACACCTTTGTACTTTTGCCCCCAGACAGCCGACGCTATATCTGAAATATCGGAAGCACTAACACTGACTGGAATCCCAGCAATCTGTGATCGGAGGTCGCTATGCACATCCGACAGTTGAGAATTCGTGGCTACCAACTTTGGAACACGACTCTGAAAATCACTATAGAAATCGGACAGGATATCCGACATAGTTGTCAGCATGGAATCGACATCGGATACGGTAGATGTCATGACACGGAAAGATGAACCAAACGAGGATGCAACGTTGTGAGCACCCACGCCGATGTATTTCTGTGCCCAGACTGCCGAGGCGATGTCGGAAATGTCAGATGCCGTGATCGCGGCAGTGATTGCAGCAACAGCACTCTTGATGTCAGAGATTGCATCGCTTAGTTGAGAGTCGGTAGCGACACGCTTCGGAACTCTGGATTGAAAATCTGAGTAGAAATCCGATAGAACGTCCGACATTACCAAGATTCGGCTATTTGCCTGTTGAGCATGGGAAGCGGCATCTGACGCAGATGACTGAATCAGGACAACACGAGAGTAAATATCTGAGAATAGTGAGCCAAAGCTGCTAGCAGCAGAGTTTGCTGTGTACTTCGCAGCCCAAACGGCAGAAGCAATATCGGAAATGTCCGATGCCGAAACAGATGCTGTTATGCCGCCAATCTGAGACCGCAGGTCGGAGTGGACATCCGACAACTGTGAATCAGTAGCCACCCGTTTTGGGACACGTGACTGGAAATCGGAATAGAAATCCGATAGAACATCCGACATGATTAGAATACGGCTGTTGGCCTGCTGTGCATAAGATGCGGCATCGGAAGCTGCCGATTGGATCAGCACCACCCTGGAGTAGATATCCGAGAACAGCGAACCGAAACTGCTAGCTGCGGAGTGGGTTGTGTATTTCGCGGCCCACACTGCAGATGCGATATCGGATATATCTGACGCACTGACTGAAGCCGTAATCCCAGCAATTTGAGATCTCAGGTCACTATGAACATCTGACAGTTGTGAGTCCGTAGCTACACGTTTTGGCACTCTAGACTGAAAATCTGAATAAAAGTCGGACAACACGTCTGACATGGCTAAGATTCTGCTATTAGCCTGCTGAGCGTGAGAAGCTGCGTCGGAAGCCGAAGACTGGATCACGACTACGCGGGAGTAGATATCTGAAAATAGTGAACCGAAACTGGATGCAGCTGAATGCGCCGTATATTTGGCGGACCAGACACGCGATGCTATATCGCTCATGTCCGATGCAGAGACACTAACTGGGATAGCTACAACAGCACTATAAACATCGCTAAGTATGCCCGACATCACTATCAAGTCCGAGTGCATATCGCTGACATCGGACCGGATATCAGACACAACACCGGACAGGTTACTGGCCATGTTCGAGAGGTAGCTCAGAACGTTGGAGACATAGCTGCCATCGGCACGTTCGCCTTCAAGGATCAGTGTCTGGTAAGCAGCCCCGGTTGCAGACAGGCTAATAATATAAGTATCGTAGAACGCAGCCGACGCATCCGATATATCAGCCTTGGCAAGAGCGATATGGTATATGCCGAGAGCCGATGCTCCAACATGTGTTATAGCAGCAGTCAATGACCCTGTACCGGAAGTAATAAAATTGGTTCCAGTTGCCGAACGCAACTGACCGTACACCTTGATCTTTGTTGCGGCAGATAGTGCACTCTCCGGCGTAGCGAAGTCAGCACTATCCACCATCATCCAGTTGATGTGGTTGTTCGTCCGGCCTTGATAGATTTTCTGCGCCATTTAGCTCACCACAAATATCAGACCTTCTGCCGTCAAGGGCTTCCCGCCGTACCAGTAGAACTCGTCTATCTTGAAATTATATCTCTCTACCAGTATCTTGAGTGTATGGTAGCTGTACCACGCAACATGATCATTATTTACTTGCTCATATCCGTACCGTAGCCATGAGCGCCCGCCTTCAGCAAGCGCATTAGGTACAGTGATCAACAGAGGTGTTTTCAACTGCCTCAGGGTATGAAGAAAATGACCTGGATTGGCTAAGTGTTCTATAATCTCCCCAGCAACAATAAGATCCGGGTAAGGCAAGTTTTTAGAAACAATATCGCCATAAATAACATGGGGTTGCATGTCAACATCAATCTGAATATCCGCAGTGTTAAGAGCCCTATCCACGCCAATCACGTATTTAGCTACAGACTTGATTCTAGAATGTAGATGCCCTGACGCACAGCCGATGTTTAATACATTCTTGTCTCGGCAATGTGAAACTATAAAATCAATGCGGTCTTCTACGACAGCAGCAGCTGGCACCGGGTGCATCATTTTTCTGCAGTAGTCAGTGCCCTGGCGACCTTCAATACCGCGAAGTTCGAACGGCGTCATGCAACAATTATAAATATCTTCCACTACGCTGCTACTCTCTTGTGCACACACGACAACGAAGCCGCTGTCGCATCCAATTTTAAACCGTAGCCACTGCAAAGCCGTAGACGCACCCCGACCAGAACTAAAACCACTTCAATAAACGTTTCGGGTTCTAGATGCGTACTTTAAATGGTTCTCGGCTTGGCAATCCTTCGTGGCTGCAGATTATCGTGAATCCTGTGCAACATTGGCGTCAGGTTGATGCCGTTTATCTCTACACCACCGGCAATTTTAAGCTGAATCCATTTAACAAACGCTTCATACTCAGCAGTTGAGCAGTGCAATTTAAATGTATTTTTCATAGATAGCCACGTTCCGCATATCTAGATGTATCTCTGGTAGATTTCAACGGACTGTCGAACTGTATCCTCAACATTATGCCTTTCTTCAGCCCACTTGCGGTAGTCTATTTTATCGTAGTTCTCCCAGCAGTTGATAATTGCATCTGCTATAGAATCCGGGTCCATATCACAAGTCCACGGATAGTCATCATATTCGCGGTAACCTGGACCAATAAACGCCTTGCCTGCACCGAACGCCTCTATACCTCTGGCATATAGCGGATACAGACCACTCACAAGCATATCAACTTTGTTGTAGAGCATGTTGATATCCTCCTGAGCGCCTTGAAGTGTTCTAATAAATGTCCACCACTTATTATTTTTAATGAGTGCATCAAAGGCACCGTGCATCTTCTTGTCTGTGCAGTTGTATAGATGCAGTCGTGCATTAGGAAACTTCTTGTGCACCTTCTCCATTGCCACACAGAGGTAGAGCGGATTGCGCGAGCCTCTCCAGTTTTCTGCGTATAGAACTGCTGGCTCACCGGATAGTCTCTCTACAACTTCCGGTATTTTATGGAAGCGCTCTAAATCTACACCCTTACGCACAAGGTGGGTTTTCTTGATAGTTGACCATATAGGCCACTCTTGTCGGCGCATGCAGATGAAGGCATCAATCTTTGGTGCCAAATCCACAATGGCTTTCATCGAAATACCATTACCGACAGACGAGAGCGGTTCACCGTGCATCCACATTAACTTCGGTTTCCTATCGGCATAGGCGTCGATATTCAACTGAGAGTGCACGGCATGAACATCACAGTCACCATTCACGCGGCCATAGATAGGCATACTCTCGGACGGCTGACGAACACCTACATGATGCCCTTGACGCTCCTCGTATTTGGCAAGCTCTAGCGTTGACCACGCTAAACCAGATGATTCGCGCCTTAACCAGTGTAGGATACGCAATAGTACCTCCGTTGTTTCTTACGATTGTCTGACGCCCAGAGTGGCTGTAGATTCTGCAGTGACCAGCATTCTTTAAATGAGGAGTCACTCATTTATCTAAACTCAAACGTTGCAATCGGTCGAATGTGGTCAATCTCCCATTGACCGTAATTGTCCCAGTTCATCCCATCGGCAAACTGTGCTTCCAGATGGGCCATTAGTTCAGTGACATTATACCCCACTACATATTCCCACGACATCCGTTGCTTGTTACGTTTCAGCGCATAATACATTCGACTCTTCATATTCCGCGAAATGCGGGATCTTGGAGGAACTGGAATATGCTTACGCCGATGGTAAGACAACCGGTTTAGTTCGTTTGTTCTTTCGCGGTTCGCTTCGCGCCACCGGGCGGAAATCGCATATACCGATAACCGGTTCGCAATTCGATATAGTTTCTGTGCTTCTCGAATACGTTCACGGTTTTGTTGGTAGTAGGTTTTCTGGCACGTTCTGCAAGTATTGGCAAGCCCATCTTTCTTCTGTGCATCTTTTGCGAAACACGTCAACACCTTGAACTGTCTGCACTTTCCGCACTTCTTCGATAGATTCAAACAGGCATCCTCCACCCCATTCCGATCTCAATACCAAGTGGATTGGATCGCGTATTTCGTGTAATACCTGCACGTACCGCATCAAAGCCGATGTCCCACGCATTTCCAAACAACTGTCTGTCAATATCATCATCGAACGCATAGGTGACATCACCGCTCAAATCGATACCGAAGCCTTTCGCGCCAGCGTCGGCAGCGGCGAGGTGGTAGTCGAATCCGGCTGCGTTGACGAATGTGAATGTCTGGCTTGTGCGCGGAGAGGTGCCAAGCGCGGTAGTGTCTTCGGAGGCGTTGTTGCTGCCGGAGTCGATGGAGCCGCTAAAGTCACCGCCAACGTTAGACGCGCCCAGGCAATTTACCAGCGCAATGGTGGCATTTGCCCCACAATCAAAACCCTGCGCGCCATTTCCAGCGACGGTCGTATTGTAGATGACCGGAGCGACGCTAGCGGTGCTTGCAATTCTAATTCCGTCGTTTTCGTTGCCCTCGCTGATGCAGTCGATCACAAAATGACGGTTGGTCGCACCTGCGGCGCTGTTGATACCGATATTAGCACCGGTTCCAGCGTTCTGTGAATTCGTGAGAATACAGCCGACAAGCGCAGCGTCCGTACAAGCCGTCGAAAAGTTGACGGCAACGCGGCTTGTTACAGAATTCTGAGTCGTTCGCGCACAGACGTCCTGCACCTGGTCGAATTCGTCCAGAAATGTAATGGTGGTTCCATCCGCCGTAGAATAAAAACGAACCCCCGTATCACGGATGCCGGTATGAAAGTTGCCCGGTTTCGGGCGAAGTATCCTGAAATAAGTTGCGTTGTTTACTGCACTACTCAGCGAAATGGAGTCGTCGTACTGTGCCGCAAGGCACTCCAGCACCGGCGATATTTGCGCCGTAACATTGTCGTTGTCGGTGTCGGCTTCCCATGTGGCGAGGAGGACATAGTCTTGGCCAGCGCCGTAGGTCGATATTGATTCGTTGGTTCCGACGCGACGTGCGGATGGCATTAGATGTAGCCTCCGGTCTGCTTGTCCCAGACCAAGCCGTGAACGTTGAATGGACGTTCCGAGCAAATGAATCGGAACGGTGGATCTTCGTCCACGCCGAGAAATGGCTGGTACTTGTCGGCTAGGTCGCGCGCGCGTGCGACGTTAAACGACGGAACCACCTGCGCCAGTCTATCAAGCGGGATGCAGTAGCGTCGCTTGTCGTGGCCCTCAATCGGATCGGTGAGCCGCGCCATCTCGTTCTCTTCGAGTCCTTCGATTCGCAGCCACAGGTAGCCGGACTGCTCCAGTCGGCCAACAGCTTGAGCCGGACGGCGAATCGCGATGATGTCGCCGACGCACTTGCGCTCCTTCGTACCTCCCGTGTGCGTGCCGCCGTGCTCGCAACTGATCGCGATTTCCATCACCGGGTAGTTGTGGTTGGTGTAACCCATCAGT